TTATGCAGCAAGGGATTGCGCCGCTTCCGACAGCGGCGTTTTTTCTTTCTGCTCCAGCGACTGCGCCCAAAATGTGACCGTCCCGGCGTGCTGCGCGAGATGGCTGGGCGCTAGGTGCGCGTACTTCTGCACCATTGCAACGGTCTCCCAGCCGCCTAACTCCTTCAATACCATCAGCGGCGTGCCGCGCTGCACGTGCCAGCTCGCCCAGGTGTGCCGCAGGTCGTGCCAGTTGAAGTCGACCATCCCGGCCGCTTTGCACGCCTGCGCGAAGTCACGCTTGTCGATCTGCCCGATCAGCTTCGGCGGCCCGTCGCCACGCGTGTACCCGCGCGTGAAAACGAGATCCGTCGCCGTCTGGGCACGCCGCGCGAGCACGCTCATCGCATCCTCGTTCAGCGGTACCGACCGGGCACGCTTCGACTTCGCACCCTCGTGCGTGATCCACGCGTTGCATTGCGCGAGATCGAGCTGCGAGACGCGCAGGCCGAACAGCTCCGACTCGCGCATCCCGGTCGCTACGGCGACGATCGCCGCGTCGCGCATCCACGGCAGACGCAACGCGTTGATCATCGCCATGATGACCGCCGGCGGCTCCCAGCGCACCCGCACGCCAGGCTCTTCGAACCGCTGGAGCTTCGGCACGCGATCGATCCATCCCCATTCCTGGCACAGATTCAGCATGCGCCGGATGGTGTTGACGTATCGGTTGCGCGTGCCGGGCTCCAATGGGCGCGCCGGCTTTCCCTTGATCAGTCGATGCGTGGGAAGTGCATCAAAAATCTCGTCGGCCGTGATGGCCCGGATCGAGCGACCGGCAAATTGCTCTCCCCAGTACGTGATGTGCCTCAATTTGCCGGCATAGTCACGCTGACCCTCGCACAACTTCAAAAACCGCATCGCGGCTTCTTCGAAAATGCGATCCGGCACTTCTCCCAACTTGTCTTGCCGCCACAGATCGGCCTTCAGCCGGTCGTGGTATTCCTGCGCTGCCCGCCTGTCCGTTGTTTCAGTAGAGCGGCGAATTCTTTCGCCGCCTGGCGTGCGGAGGTCGATAAACCAGACCCCGGACCCTTTACGTCTGCGGATTGACATCCATTTTCTCCACCGACCCGCAGCGATAGCCGGGTCAGATTGTTGCGTTTTTCTGTAAGCCCGGCAAGCCGAGACGGCCAGACACGCCAAACCCGGGAGCCGGGCAGGCGAAATCCAATTTGCTTGCGCATGGCAAAAACCGTGCTGTACGACAGCTGCATACGCTCAGCGACCTGCTGAAGGGTGAGGGCGGTTTCGATGTCTTCGCTCACTTTTTTACCCTCCGGAACTCGATACGCCAAACCCATGGGTTCGTGTCCCAGCCGTAGCCTCGTGCGGAGTTCAGGCTGTCCCACAGATCATGGAAGGCGCGAATGCTCGGCGGCCGGAAGGCGCCGGCGCAGTATCCGCGCATGTGATGGTCCTCGATCGTTACGCCTTCGTCGCGTGCATCCGACTCGCTGATGCTTTGCAGGCGCTCGGCGCGCACGCCGGTGATCTCGAGCGTGATACGCGCCATCGAGCGCGGCATGTGAATGGCGGGGCGCTTGCGCAACTCGTACGGCTCGATGTAATCGGGATCGTCGGGCTCGCCGTAGCCCCATGCCGCTGCGTTCTCACCCTCATCGGACTCGACGAAGACCGGCCCAACGTAGCCGTTTCGCTCGACGTCGTATGTCGTCTCGCGAACCCACAGTCGATCTCCAGCGACACCATGACGCCGAGGCAAATCGGTGATGTGCTTCTTGTGGCCGCCATCATTGACCATCGTTCCGACATCAATGTCGAGCCATCGATAGCCGTTCGGCGGCGATACAATGCGGCGTGTTTGCGTCTTGCGTCTTTCGAGGATGGCCCGTACCATCGGGCCGGAAAACAAAATCGGGGATTCACGCATGAGTTGGCACCGTGGAGATTGGCTTGCGTTCGCCCAAGCAGCGGCAGCTGTGGTCGCGATACTTGGTGCGTTCGGAGTTGTGTTTCTGCAGAATTGCTTCGAGAAATCGCGAAATCGAAAGCGGCTTTCTTCAGTGCGAGCGGCAATTGTTGAGGTGGCGACGAAGTGTCGAGACCTCACGCATGAAGCCTACGATCCCATGAATGTCTTTGGACAGATAGGGACGTGGGAGCAATATCGCGCGTTTCGTTCCCGTCAGTTTCGAGAATATCGCGACATCATTGCGACGCTATCAACGCAAGATATTGTTGATTTGAATTTACTCGACATCGCTATGAAGCTACGCGTTAATTTGCGAGATATGGAAGCGATCATCGAAGAATCGAATTTCAATTCAATAAACGGCTGGCGCAGTTCAAGGCGGATGATCGAAATCTGCAGGGGAAACTTCGATGACATTTCGACGGCTCTAGGCAATCCCTGAGTAAGTCAGAGATACATGTCATCGAGGAAGACGGTCATTTCTGTTCTCCCTCACTAGCAGGGGTGCGGCGCTCGAAGTAAAAGATGATCGGCGCTGCGGTTTCGGCAACAAGTCCGAATCGTCGCGCATGCCGATACGTCGGATAGTTGCGATTCAGCACGTCAAGCGTCCGCGACAGTTTCTTGCGCCATTCCTCAAGGTCCATCGCGTGCTTGTCGATGTTGCAAGGTGCACAGGACGGCATGAAGTTCTCGACGACATCGAACTCCGGCCGCGTCGGCGGCCCCGATCTCCATCGGTATCCACGATCCGTCTCCACAAGCTTCAGGTCACGTCGCACGGGCTCGAAGTGATCGGCGTGCCAGCGCTCCGTCAATTCCGTACCACAGTAAGCGCATCGTCCGCCAAACATCTGGCGCACCTGCTCACGCTCTGCCTTCGTCAGGCGTTTCACGATCTTTCTCCCTGTCGTTGCGCGAGGGCGATCTCGACGACGCCCAAGATTCGCCCACGCGACCAATCGGTATGCCGCTCGTCTTTCCATTGCGGCAGATCGTTGACAAGTTCCTTCACCCGAGTCAGGGCTGTGCGTGCATCCCGCTTATCCGCCGCAGCGGCTTCCACCTCTGCCAGTAGAAGGTCGATGGCGTCGGCGGCTTCCTGCGGGACTGGATCGTTCATCCAGTTCCATCCGCGCAGCTTCGCCGCCAGCGCCTGAATCTTGTCTTGGTCGATCATCACATCCCCTTGAATTCACCGTTGTACTTCTCGGCCTGCTCATCGGTGATAGGTATCGAGTTGACGATGAAGTAGGTTTCTTTGTTTTGCTGACATTCGGCCAGCCACTCTAGCGGGTTTTCGGTGATGTCCATGCCGTGTTGCGAGTCGCCGCGAAACTCAGCCACGTATGTGATCAAGTACTTCTGACTCATCACGCACCTCCCTTATCGCTAGTGGGGGCGGTCGGCAGGGGCATCCAGTGGGTGACCGCAGGCCCCAGCAACTCGATGAATTCGCGGTGCTCGTCCTGCCAGCGCTCGATAGGTTCGAGATATTCACCGGACATCCAGGCCGCCACGCCCATCCATTTACCGTTGTGCGCGAGAACAGGCTCATCCGGTTCCGGAAGCCGCTCATCAACGCTGATCCACGCCTCCCTGTCGGGCGTGGTGCGGCGGCCGACTTGCCATGCTCGCCAAGCAACGCGCGTAGCCGGGCTGGCATATATGTCATCCAAGTGCGTGCATCGACGAATGCTGAGCCCATCAAGATCGGCCCACGCCTCGAACATCTCGCGCTCATCCATGGTGCTTCTCCGTAAGTCCTCGCCATGCAGACAATTTGTCCGACACACACTCCCAAAGCGCGAACGGCCCGAATGTGCCTTTGTAGACGTACCAGTCGAAATGATTGGTATCGTCCAGCTTCCGCCAAAACACGCGTATGCGCAGACGGGTTCTACGTTCGCGGCCTTCGTATTCACCACCGCGTACAGGCTTCACAGTCACCGGGAACCACTCCGTCAGCATGTCATCGGTGATCTTCATGATTGGCCTCCAATCGCACGGAGTTCGGACAAAAATGCGGCGACGAACTTTTGCTCATCGCTGGTCCATGTCTCCGGCTTCTTCTCGCCGATCCGTAGAAGTCGATCGCGCAATTCGCCGATCTTGTGCTCGGGGCAGAAATGTGCCGGCGCAGGAAGGTATCCGTGAAACCAATCCCAGCCCTTGGAAGCCGGCATCGTTTTCTCCGGGCAGCGCTTTCTGCATACGAGGCACTTTTCCGGGAATCGCTCACGAGGTGCGCGCGTCTTTTTCACGATTCGCCTCCTTGGGCGCGGGCGGCGTCGGCCTTCTCGCGGATCGCACGCAGATCCGTCGCGGCGTGCTTCTGCCAGTCGTCGCCGTGGTCGAGAACCAGCTTTACGAGCCAGTGCAGGACGTGCGCCTGTTCGTCCTCGGCCTTCGTCTTGATCTCGGCGCCCGCAGCACGCATTTCATGCGCGATTGGCCCGCACCAGAAATTCGGCCGCCCGAGGACATCGCGCAGTGCGGGCGACATTTCGTCGGGATAGGTGCGACCGCCCGTCACCTCGCCGCTCGGCTGCTGCGTGGGGGCGAGAAGGGCGCGGAGCACGTCGGCGTCGGACGTATAGCCTGCTTCGACTGCCGCTCGAATCGCCCAGTTGATCGTTGCCTTCTGCTCGCGGGTCAGGCGCGCCACCCTCGCAGCGGGCGGGGCAGTGAGCATGTTGTGAATCGCGCGCAGCGCGTCATCGCTCGGCTCGGCCATCAGCTTCACGAGCACCGTGCACGGGTTGTCGGCGAAGCGGGATATGCCGTGCACGCGAGGGATCGTCGCCTCTCCCGCATCGGCGGGGGCGCTGCCGATATACGCGTACTCGACGCGGAACCCTTCATTGAGCATCTCGACGTGCCGAGGGGGCACGGAGTCGATCCATCCGGTGCGTCGGCCATCGGCATGCACGTAACGGATCGCGTCCCATTGGCGCGCCTCTGCCGGTGCGTCGGCCTGCACGCCAAGCTCGGCGAACCATTCCCGAATTGAATCGGCAACTCGCTGCGGGTCGCAGATGTCGCCGCCGGGAACGCACGCGCAAAGCATCGCTTCGATGTCGATCGGTGCGTCGGCGTGCGCGGGTTGCGGGGCGAACGGATGGAGCCCGACGTGCCAAACGATGATCCCGCCGATCTCAAACTCGCAGGACCATCGATCGGCCGCCCACTGGTCTTCATCTTCCAGATCCTGTGCATACATAGCACGCTCATCAGCCGGAGCATCCAACTGGCTGCCGTAGATCATGCTGAGAACGGCATCGAGCAGGTCGCCGCGCCGCATGACGATCTTCGCTTCGGGAATGTCCGTCTCACCATGACCGATCACGATGAAGCACTCGCCCGACACCTCCGCCACAGCCTCCGCAGCGGGCGATGCTGACGCGCGGGCTTGCCACTGGAGCGCAGCTTCCCATGCAAGCCGTGCGGCTTGGCGTTCGCTAACCGTCAGCGGGTGATTACAGTCGTTCCAGTTGTTCGGGTGCGGTTGCTTGAGCCATGATTCGAACGCGCCGTGCATAGTCGGCGCACCGCAGACTGGGCTTCTGCGAGCGGCAATTCTTCCAAGTCCACAGCGAGTACAGATTTCGATGCCGGATGCGCGGTCGACCTGAAAATCGTGCTCAAGAGGCAGCAGCGCCCGCTCGTCGGCCGGCGCTGCTGCCGCCATAGCGGGGGAGCGGGAAACGATGGCGGCGATCCGCTGCACCCCGTCTTCGATACCTTCGCCGGGTGCGAGCTGCGCAGCCGCCCACAGTTCGTGCGCGAGGGCGGCCGCCCCTTCCGCACCTGTCTCATTGGCAGAGGTTGGCGCTGCTGCGGGCCGCACGGTCTGGTCCCCGGCGAGGATTGTGCGCAAGTGTGTTGCAGTCAAATATGCGCAGTCTTCCTCGGCGGCATCGATTGCATGCTGAAGAGCCTCTCGTTGATCCTTCGTCAGCGCATCAGCGCGGCTCTGTTGTTGGTCCTTCATGGTGGTGTCCTCTGTGGGTCAGGCGAGCGCGAGCCCAGGCTGACGCAGCCGGTCGCGTTGCAGGGATTCGTATTCGGGATTCAGCTCACAGCCGAGGAAGCGGCGGCCGAGCCGCTGCGCGACCTGGCCCGTCGTGCCGCTGCCGAAGAACGGATCGAACACGACGTCGCCCGGCCGGCTGCCGGCGAGCACGCAGGGTTCCACCAGCGCTTCGGGGAAGGTCGCGAAATGTGCGGCAGCGTATGGCTGCGTGGCAATCGTCCAGACGCTGCGCCGATTGCGAGTGCCGAGGTCAGTCGGGTCTGCGCTGCGCTCGCGCTCGGCATACGCGACGAGGCCGGCCTTCGTCCGGTGCTTCTCGTCCGCCTCCGATGCGGAGGTTCCCTTATGTGATTTGTTCCCCGGCACCCGGCGCTTGCCGAGGGTTCCATTGTCGGCTGCGCCGCCGACGTAACATCCACCGCGGAAGACGGTGCTGTCTTCGTCCTGCGCGCGCGGCTCGCGCATAGCGTCGGTGTCGAAGTAGTACCGGTCGCTCTTGCTAAGCAGGAACAGGTATTCGTGCGCCTTCGTGCAGCGGTCGCGCACGCTCTCCGGCATCGGGTTCGGCTTGTGCCAGATGATGTCCTGGCGGAGATACCATCCGGCGTCCTGCAGCGCGAACGCGAGGCGCCACGGCTGGCCGACGAGATCCTTGTGCTTCAGGCCGTCTTGCTTCATTGCCGTTAGTCGATTCGGCGCAGCACGTCGAACCTGATGATGCTTCTCCGGCGGAATTTGGAATGACCCTCCGCCATTTCCCTGCTCGGCACGCGTCATCTTGCTCGTGCTCGCGTTGTTCGCATAGCTGTCGCCCATGTTCAGCCAGAGCGTGCCGTCGTCGGCAAGCAGCTCGCGCGCCAGATCGAACACGCCGACCAGCGTGTCGATGAACTCGCGCAGCGTCGGCTCTTGGCCGATCTCTCGATGCTTGTCGGGGTGGCCGTCGGGCAGGTATGAGCGCAGCCCCCAGTACGGCGGCGACGTGACGATCGTCTGCACGCGCACGCCGTCGGCGGCCATCGCGCGCATCAGGTCGCGGCAGTCGCCACGGTGAGATTGGCCGATCCACTCGGTCATGGTCGCTTCCTCTACAGATAAAGCCTCAATGGCGGGAAATCGGTTGCGTCAGGCAGAATGGCGGCGTTCTTCTGTCGTTCGGCGTGCGCCAGGGAACTGCGGCTCGATCTGGTATTCGGGCCGGGCGATCACGTTCGCGATGAGCGTCTTCCAGTTGGCTCGCGTGTTGAGCAGTGCGGGGCCGTCTGGGCCGTCGAGGCCGTCCGCGGGTGTCGTCATGACGGTGAGCGGGTCGATCACATCGGCGGGCACGGCGATGTTTGCGCAGCCGCTGTTGTAGTAGCCCAGCTTCGCTCGAACTGTTTCGCCTCTGTATTTGCCGGCGCGTGTGGTTCGGTAGCAGTAGCCTGTATCGTCGGGACACCACAGCGTGATGAAGCGGTGGTGCCGCATCGTGTGGTGCACGCTGATGACGTAGTAGTCGCGTGCCGTATCGCTGGCCTGCGGTGCGGGAGCGATGATTGGCAGCGCAAATGCTTCTTCTCGCATGGCGGCTGCCGCTTCGCGCTCGTAGCCCCAGACGTTGTCGTTCGCACCGCCGCCCATGTACGGCGGTGCGATCACGCCGCGCGGCAATTGCCACCCGGTCGTGATGTAATCGCGCATCCGCTCGACCAGGCTGCGCAGCGTTCCGCCATGCGTGAAACCGCGCCAGCGCCCTTTGTGGTGCGTGTAGACGCGCTTCTGCGTGTAGTCGTCGACGAACCAGACCTTGCCGCGCGCGTCGACTTCGATGCGCGCATAACGGTCGTGCTGCGCGTTGTAGAAGAAGTGCCGGCCGTGCGAGGCGATCGCGCGGATCAGTTGGTTCGCGTGTTCGACACGTTCGACTTTGGTGCTCATCGCATCCTCGAACAAGAAAAGAAGCGGGCGCCACCAAGGACGCCCGCAAAGTGCTACTGCCAGGGGGAGATAACGCAGAAATCGGATTTACGCGTGCCGGACAACGGCCGGACGTGTGATGTGCTCGGAACGCTCCTGCAGGACGGCCTGCAAGAAGAGAAACAAGATCAGGGCAGCGAGGGCGCCGAGCCAAATTTTCAGAAGGACCACGGGAGCACCCCCGCACGGAAAGCGACGCAGAGAAACCAGACGCACGCAGCGGCGACGCCGCTGCCGATGGCCCAGACGCTGCCTTTGATCACGTAGTCGTGAACCTCGATGCAGTTGGCGAGCAGTTCGTTGTCGCTCGAACCGATCAATACAAGCGATCGCTTGTTTTTGTGGATTACAGGCTGCAGGCTGTTGGCGGCTCGCATTACAGATTCTCCCCGCAGATCCGATAATGTGTCGGCGGTTCGCCCTTGGGTTTGATAGCCAGATAGCCCGCTTTCACGAGCGCCATTTCCGCCACGGTTCGAATTCCGGACTTAAGTACATCTCCGGGGAGTTCCCGAAGGACCAACTGCAGCGCTTCGGCGACGTCGACTCCAGCGCTTGCAACCTGGCAATCATGGGGGTTGATGAAGCGAGCGGCGCCAGCCCAATCGACCGTCAGCAGCGACAGCGTCGGCGCATGCGAAGAAACGAGAATTTCCGGGTAAAGCGCATGCTGCTGCCACGGCCCGGGCGTGATCTTGGTGTGCATGAGGTCCCTCGGTGTGGTGTGCGACCGGCGTTATGCGCGGTGGCCGGCGAGCTTCTTGGCCTGCTTCGCCCCGAAGTGCGGCATGTACTTCGACGCATCGAATGCGGCGCGCAGACGTTCGCTGCTGGTCGGCTGCGGGACGAAGATCGGACCTTTCGGCGTCGGAACTTTGCGCAGGACTTGAATCTCGAGGACCTTCTGTTCGCGCTTCGCGAGGATCTGTGCGCGGGTACGTTGGTTATGCTTTCGGCTCATGATTTTCTCCGGGTGGTGGTGTGGTGTGATTGCCCGCAGGGCGGCCGCGGCTGGTCAGGCGGCAGCTTGCCGCTCGGCTTCGTATTCGCACATGCGAACATGAACGTCCTGAAGCTTCGCGATCACGGCTTCTCGGCGCTCTTTGGTGTCGATCATCATGAAGACGTCGGACAGGGCATCATCAAGAGTCCCGCTAATGTCCATCGACATGCGAGAGGTGCGCACTTTGGCCTTCAATGAATCGGGTTTCGGCTGTTTGGTTGCCATGGTTTTTTCCTTGATGGGATGAGTTATTAAGCTGATGCGATGTAATCAAGGGCGGCAACCGTCTCGATGCTCTTAGCGATTAATCTGGCTAAGAAAAGAGCAACGTCACCAGTCGGATCGACCAAAACTGCCGCAAGAATTTCCTTTTCCGTGAACGTCGCGTAGGGCGTAGCGCGCGTAGCGAAATCGGCCATGACCTTCAGGGATGCATTCACAACGCGATCGACTCTTTCGGCGGTGATCGTCAGATTGGTATCCATCGTCGTTCTCCTGTAGCGGGAGGGGTTGGTCAGTGGCGCTTCCGCCGTGTCGGCGCCTTCCTGAGATCCGAGAAGGAAACAACGAGCAGGGCGGCAGCGAAAATTCCTAGGCCGAAGCCAATAAACAGCGTTGACATGAGTAGGATTCCGAATCGAATTGGTGTCGGATTGATCTCTTGCCGCCTGACTGCGCTCAAGGAATGGCACTGTGGTCAATGCCATGCGATCAGAGCAGTCCAACCCTCAAGGGCGCGCACTCGGCGTGCTGCATGCGCTGCGTCTCGGTTGGGTGGATGCGGAGGATCCGCTGCCGAGTGCGCGTTCTTGAGAGTGCCGGTTACGTTATCCGGCGCCGGTTAGCATCCCGGCCGTCCTCTTGACCTTCCGTCGGCTTGCCAAGCCCGCTTTCTGAGGTGACGGGCCCACTTCGTTTATCACTCGCAGGGCTGGCGAGTCGCACTCACCGACGGAGTTTGATGTCCGTCTACCTGGGTGCACTTTCGGCTCTGTCGCGTCCCCGGCTCCTTCGCCGGTTCATCCGGTCCACCCAATTTCAGCTTGGGCTAGGCATTCCGTTCTCACGCGGGCGGGCTTCACGGGCGATTTGTTCTGCGCTGCCACGCGCTTCCCCGGAACAACTCCCACCGGGGCGGTGGCGCAGCGATCTCGGCTGCGTTGATGGGAATCATAGAACTATTGGTTACCTATAGCAAGAACTAAAAGTGACATTTCGCGGCGAATTTGTAACAGCTCGAGAGGACGCAAAAAAGCCCGCACACGGCGGGCCTTGATCGACTGAGGGGGGAAGTTAGCCGATGTGCGTAGCTAGAAAGTAGGTTGCCGCAACAAGTGCGGTTCCGAAGCTACAGACGAATGTGACCAGTTTCCATGTCTGAGCGTTGATCTCGCGATGGAGGTCTTCCTTCGTCGCAACGGATTCCAGACGAGTTTCGATCCTCGCGAGGCGTTCGCGAGTTTCAACGTTGGCGGCTTCGAGGGCTGTAAGGCGGGCTTCCATGCCGCCATCATTACCGCCGCCGCCCCCGGTGTCAATCGGCATGGCTCGGTCGGTCGTGCGGGCGCGACTCGGCCGCTCGAATTTATGCACCCCCATCAAGGCCCTCGTCATCAAATAGTTCCATGTACCCGCAGGTAGAGCACCTGAATGTCTTCATCGTATAGACGTTCCCAGACTGGGAGATCGAGGTCAGCGGCTCGCCAACAGAGGAAGCCCTAGCTCGGAAGTGGTGCATAAGAACCCCAACTAAACCCCAAGAATGGTTCGTGCCCATGCCATCGTCAGGTTGCGTCAGATGGACCAACTCCCCGTGGCCGTATCTGCATGTTGGCGTAACCTTCATCTTGCCCTCCGGCCAGCACGGGTCGGCATGTATGATTTGTCAGACAATTAAGCTTCTCCTGAAAACTCTTGCCCGGACATTGCATCCTTGGCAAACTACTGTTCATTCATACAGTATTTTGGGTGTGCGGGGGACGGCAAAGATGCTGCACGATAACGAATACCAAGCAATTCTTCGGTGCAAGCCGGGGGACCGCGCGATCATTAGCCGATGTGGTAATACGGCATATATCGGGTTGCTGGTGCGTGTTATTAGTCGCCATCAAACGCCCGATTTCGATTGGATTGTCGAGTTTCTCGGTGCTCCCGTTGCCGGGCATGAGCTGTATACGCGCCTGCCAGGGACATTTGCTTTTGCGCCGGTCTTTGATTGGAACCTCACCCGCCTTCCCGGCCTGGAGAGTGAATATCCGCAAACCGAGGCAGATCCCGCCCGCGCAAATGTTCAAATGTTTTGAGCATCTCCAACATCGAACTGAATGCCATGGCAGGCATCCCGGTCGCGTCTGCTGTTTCAATGGCTCGGACGAGGGTTCCCGCTTCGGCGTTAAGCGATGTCGGCGTGGACGCAGAGCCAGCGCCACGTATAACTCTTGGAGAATGGATAAGCGTGACTGGGTCCCGCCCCGTCGCTAGCCATTCAAAGCTGACGCCATAGCGCTTTGCCATCTCTATCAGGCGCGTAGTCTCGGGCACTCCTTCACCCTCGACCCACTTTCGTACGCCTTTTTGACTGAGATCCCAGTCTTTCGCTAGACGGTTCTGCCTTCCGCTTCCCTTTGGGGGATAGCCAGCTTCATCCAGCACGAGGTTGAGCCGGTCAGCGAAGGCCTGCTTTTCGTCAATGGTAACCATAAGTTCTATTCTGGGGCGGCACGCCGGAACAATCAGTTCTTGCAAAGGGTAACTATCGGTTCTAGAATGGGCCCATGAACCTTATCGAAACCGCCGTTGCCTACGCGGGTGGCCTTACCCAGTTCACCAAGGCGCTCAACGAACGCATCGCGCGACCGCTGACGTATCAGGCCATCAAAAAATGGATGGCTCGCGGTCGTTTGCCGCGAACTGAATGGACCGGGGAAACGCACTATGCAGAGGCCATCGAAAACTTGACAGATGGTCGAGTTCTCCGCGTAGAACTGCTTCGGATTGGCGGGGATCCTCCGAATCGCACCAACGACGTCCAGCCCCCGGCCGGAACTCCGGATCGAAAGGAGGGCGAGTAAATGTCCGACAGCGTTACCGACGTGTACTGCGGCGACGACTACCCGCGCGAAGGATGCTCGATCACCGTGAAGATCGGTTCGGGCTTCGTCATCGAGATGAGGGCACCCGGCCGCGAGTTTCCGATCGAGGTCTACGGCTGCCGCGATCCGAAAGCCATGTTGCTCGTTGTTGAGTGCTTGGCCTCCGGCCGCGCGGTCCCGAAGGGATACAACCGATCCGACCAGAAGAAGGGCAGCTGACATGAACGCATTGCCCGAAATTGTCGGCGTTTGCGCGTCATATGCGAGGGCGTGGGAGCTGTCGATGCTCTCCGTTCTCACGATGCTTGGCCAGGATCTGACGAAAACGCAGCAGGCACGACTTCGGCGGCTACGCCGTGTTGCAGCGCGACGGCTAGAAGTCGTTCGAGGGGCGGATGCCCGAGCGCTTTCGCTGGATCCGTCTCTTGGCAGAGAAGAATCTCGAGCACGTCCCAGTGATATTCGCGGAGATGTCGAGTAAAGGTCGACACCGCAAGCGATGAAGCAGGCGCGAAAGTAAGGCCGTGTGCAACTCCTGTTTCTAACAGGCGCGCCTGCGGATTGGTCGGAAGCGGTTTGATTCTGACCTGCAGCACAAACAGAGGCGATTTCAAGAATTTCTGTTGTATGTCGACGGTCATGCGAACCCCGTGTTGTGGTGGTTGAAGAGGTCAGAGGCTTCAATTCTCGCATAGCGGTGGTTCGCATCCGGTTGAGTCAGTAGATGCAGGTTACGCAGGGTCACGAGCAACCGCATTCAAGCAATTTTGATTTCTATGGAGTTGGCATGAGCACGATTGAATTTGTTCGAAAACCCAGTATCGAGCGTGCGTTCCGCGAAGCGTTGACGGATCCGCGTGCGCGCGGACCGGTCGCCGAAGCGCTCGGTTGGGATGAATCTCAGGTCAGCCGGTTTCTGTCGGGGCAGCTCGGCATTCCGATCGGGAAGATCGACGCCGGCCTGAATGCGCTTGAGCTGCGCGTCGTGTCGCGCGAATACCTCGACGGGCTGTCGACCATGAGCAAGGTCGGCGTGAACTGCCACTGCGCACGCGAAGGCTTCGGGGAGTGCGGCGGCCGGTTCTGATTTAAGCGGCGGGAATCTCGATACAAGCGTTTTCTGCGGAAAGCGTTTTTATCCGGATTTCGTAGTCCTAAGCGGCTTCGGCCGCAGGAGAGGCCGCATGAATGATTTTTTCAGCGCCCGTACGGGCCATCGCGTCTCAGAGACGCAGCAAGACAGCTATCACTCCATTTCGGTGGCGAAACTCTCGGCCACGCAGCAGATGGTGATGGACTGCTTCGATTCGATCGAGGTCCTGCTTACGCGCGAGGACATTTCGGCGCGAACGAACCTCAAACTTTCCAGCGTGTGCGGCCGCGTTCGCGCGCTGCTCGATGCCGGCCTACTGGTCAAGCGCCGCACGCGGAAGTGCACCGCGACGGGCAAGTCGCAAGAACTGCTCGGCCTGCCGGTCGCCTGACATGGCCCGGTTCCATTGTCGCTGTCGCAAGTGCGACCGCCGCATGGTGCTCCAGGACAAACCCGGCGTCCTGGAGGGCGCGGCTTATCCGAAATGCACCTGCGGCGCCCGCGACTGGCGCATCGACAAATGGATGATGGAGCGCAACGCCGGCGCGACGCGCTGCGACTGCGGCGGTTATCCGTTCCCGCATCGCATGAGTAGCTTCTATTGCTGGCATCGCAAAGACGGTAGCGATCGCCTGCCGGGCCATCCCGACTTCTGGACCCGGGACATGACGCAAGACCAACACGACGCCCTGGTGGCGCAATACAGCGCGGAATCGCGCGAACTGATTGCCGCGTGAGCGGCAGCATAGGAGAAAAACGTGGGCAGAAGCTCGAAAGAAGTCTACGGGGCATCGGGGCAAGGGAACGTGCTTGGCATGGACCCGGACGCATTCACGCTGGTGACCGATCCGACGCATCCGCTGTACGACCGCCGCGTCCATCAGGCGCCGGACGAAAAAACGATTCGCAACTATCGGGCACATGGCGTGTTCACGCCGGTGGTTTTCTTCAAGGACCCCGAGACCGGTGAATTCCTGATAGTCGAGGGGCGCCGTCGGGTCATCAACGCGCGCGAGCTCAATCGCCGCCTGCGGCACGAAGGTTTCGAGCCGATCACGATTCCCGCAATTCCGAAGCGCGTGCTCGGCGACGGCGTGAAGCCGTTCGTCGGCGTGATGATCAGCGCGAACGAGATCCGCCAGGGCGACTCGCTGGTGAATCGTGCCGAGAAAATGGCGCGCGCGCTCGATGTCGGCCATCCGCTCGACGCCGTGGCGACCATGTTCGGCGTAAACGAGGCGACCGTGACGTCGGCGATGAAGCTGCTTGAATGCTGCATGGCCGTCCGCGACGCGGTCGAGGCCGGCACGATCACGCAGGTCGTCGCGATGAAGCTCGCCAAGTTGTCGCCGGACGAGCAGCGCGCGAAGCTGTCAGCCATCGAAGCTGCCATCGAAGGGAAGAAGGGACACGAGCGGTCGCGCGCGATGCTTGCGGTGCTCGACGCGGCGCCTGTGAAGCGCGCCAAGCCGACGCGCAAGGACATCGCCGAGGCGCTCAAGACGGCGACGGGCGAGCGTGCCGAGGCACTTCGCTGGGTTCTTGGCCTCGTCGATGGCGATCGGGTGCCGGAAGTCGATCCGCGGCAAGCCACGATCGATGACGCCGTTACTGCCATGCAACCGGAACAGGCTGCATGAGCATCAAGGTCCAAACGATGGTGTGGGATCGCTTCCCGGGGGAGGATCACGAGCTGCTGCTCGCCCTGAAGCTGGCCGACTTCTGCGACGACAACGGCGAGCACATCTTCCCGAGCATCGAGACCCTGGCCGAGAAGACACGTCGCTCTGTACGTGCGGTGCAGTACCAGATCAAGAGCATGGTGGAACGCGGCTGGCTGATCCTCGTTGCGAATGCGGCCGGCGGTCGTGGCCGCGCCTGCGAATACCGCATCAATCCCGACTGGATAAACGGTGCAGAGCTTGCACCCATTTCGTCTGGCTCAAAGGGTGCAACGGATGCACCCATCGAAAAGGGTGCAACGGGCAGCAAAAAGGGTGCAACGGGCGACGCAAAGGGTGCAATGGGTTTCGCAAAAGGGTGCAATGGGTTGCACCCGAATCACCATGAACCACCACAGGAACCATCAGAGAACCACCAAGGCGCACGTCGTGCGCCGAAAGTTGCGGCTCACGGCGAGTTGCAGGCGATGGAACTGCCCGAGTGGCTCGCGTTCGAGGACTGGGACATGTGGTGTGAACACCGCGAATCGAAATCGACGGGGAGGAGCGGCATTCCCTGGACCCGGCCGGCCGCGATCGTCTCGCTCCGGAAGCTGACGAAGCTGCGCAGTGTCGGGCAGGACCCGAAGGCGTGTATCGAAGAGGCCGTGTTGCGGGGCTGGACGGGCCTGTTCCCGCTGAAAGCGGAAGCCGCTGTCGCGGCGACAGGCGCCGCGTCGATTCCTGCCGACTGGTGGAAATCGGAGAGCGGGTACCTGGCGATGGGTGCGCATTTCGGCGTTGAACGCTCCAAGTTCCAATATTTCGAGCAGTACAAGGCGAAGGTCTGCAAGCTCGCTGGCCCGGGCGAATGGATGGAGGAACTACTGCGCACGGTCAGTCGGGAAAGCGAGGAACGCTACGAGGCCTTGTACGCGTACCTCAACGACATCCCGCGCGAGCAGGTCGCGCAAGCGGAGGCCGCATGACGAAGCGAGCCTCCTGGCCGATGCGCGTTGACGTCGGCGCGACGCATGTCGGAACGGCGCGTGTTCGCGACGACTCGCGGCCGAAGATGACGGCCGCCCAGAAAGCGATCTTCGACGCGACTGGCAACCGGCCGCAGGCCGACGCCGGTTTCGACGACATCGCCGACGGCGTCGACGCGGGTCGGCCGATGCCGCTGTCGATGCAGAAGCCCGCGAAGCCGTCGAAATACCGGAACCAGCGCTGCGAGCATGAGGGCATCACGTTTGACAGCAGACGCGAGCGTGATCGCTGGATTCAGCTCTGCCGAGAGCGTGACGCCGGTGTGATTGCCGAGCTCGAGCGCCAAGTCACTTTCGTTCTCGCCGATCCCGTTGTGATCGACGGGAGGAAGAAGCCTGCACTGCGCTATGTCGCGGACTTCGTGTACGAGCGCGAAGGCAAAACGGTGATCGAGGACGTCAAGGGCGTAATCACCCCCGAATACCGCATAAAGCGGCACCTAATGGCAGCACGTGGGCTGCAAATCGTCGAAATCAAGTGAGGATCGAATGGCACACGGGAAGTTGGGTCCGGTCTCGGTAAAGATCGTCGAATACGTGAAGGCAAATCCCGGTATCCATGCCGGTGAGATCACGCGGAGACTCGGTAAGGGAAGTACCGGCAGCACGCGTGAATTGATCCGTCATCTGGTTGAGGCCGGCTATCTCGTCAGGGGGAACAAGGCCTACGTGCCGGGCGCGAAAGGTCATGCTGTCCACCCGCTGACGTATACGGGAAAGACGTATCAGGCCGGATACGACACCGGCGGTTCGGCGCGATCCGCTCGCATTCAGCAGCGAATTGCCGAAGAGCGCGAGCAAGAGGCTCAATTGAACGAGTCGATCGTGTGGGCGGCCAAGGTGATCTGCGCAATGGTGCAGTGCGCACAGGTTGCCGCATGAAGCGCTCAGGTTTCGGTCCGCGCAAGACGCCGATGGCACGCGGTTCGTGGTCCCGTAAAAGCTCACCGCTACCGGAACAGGCCCCGAGAAAGAAAGCGATGACGCGGCGCGCGAAGCGGCCGACCGTCGCCGAAGGCTCGAAGTATCTGGCGGCTTGCCGCGGCGAACGCTGCTATCTGCGCGTGCCGACTATCTGCAGGCTTGATCCCCGAGACGAAACGGTAGTCCCGTGTCATGACAACAGCCTCGCGGCGGGGAAAGGAATGGGGATCAAGGCGAGCCACGAACGAACGGTTCCGGGATGCTTCTGGTGTCACGCCTGGCTTGACCAGGGGAAAGCTCCGCGGTGGCAGAAGTCGAACGTGTTTTTCGGGGCATACAACGAATGGGCGCCGATCCGCGCGAGGAAGATGGGATTGACGGAGGAAGTATGCGCCTCGTCGTGAAGATGTCTCTCCCGGCGGTGCGCCATTGGCGCTACGTGCGCGAGAACTACGCCACATTCGAATGCCGGGCGGTGCGCCTTCGTGGTCCGATGCGTCGCGGCACGCCTGCGCAGCCCAAGGCGGCTTGGATCTACGCGGACGTAATCGTGCCTGAACAGTATCGCGACAAGGCAGCACCGCACGCGTGGAATATGGACGGCACATATCCCGTGGAGGTGCCGGTGAATTGGAACGCGAAGACGCTGGCGCCGTTTCTGGCGAGCGGCGATCTCGAATGGAATGTTGGAGGTGACGAGTGAGCGAAGTCGCATGCATTGAGCTGTCATCCGTTCCCGCTCCGCTGAAGGCGATCGCGGCGAGCCGGATCGACGCCGTGTCCGGAGTCCGTTTGGTGTCGTTTCCGGAATGCCCGATCGTTGGTCGCGAAGTCGACAACGGGGAAATCGAATTTTCGTTTCCTCGTGGCGTCGACCTCCGTGAATCGCTCATCAACTGGATGCTCTATTGGGGCATCCCTTTCCGGGTGATGCCGTGATGGGCGCGATCCAGCGACCCAAGGGCGGCCCGCTGGCGAAACTGGCCGGCCTCTGGGCCAATGAGCCGGAATTCCTCAATTGGATGAATGCGATCGGCCAACCAGCCAATACGCCGGACGATGCTGCCGAGTTCATTCGCGCGCGCTGCTGCATCGAGAGCCGAGCCTTTCTCGATCACGATCCGCGCGCGAAAAGCCGATTTCACCAATACATCCTCGGCCCGTATTCGAAACATCGAGCTGCGGCCGGCCTGCAATAAATCCAAATTCGACACCAGGACAAACATGACGCCCGATCAGAGCCAACAAATCGAAGAACTCTTGCTGACCTGGTACCGCTGGCAGATCCGCCAGTCGCATGCAGCAATCCTCTCGCATAGCTATCGTCCCGAGGATCGAACGTGTCGCGGCTACGTGACGCCGACGACGGACGAAGAGGACGACGAAGAAGCATATCAGTGGGCCGATGATCGGCAGTCGGAGCAGGTGCAACTCTGCATCGACCAGCTGACCGTCCAGCAACGCGCTGCGATCTCCAAGAGTATGCAATTCAAGGAATTCGGTGGCGATTGTCGGGAGCTGAATAAGGAGTGCGGAGCGGATGTATGGAGTAACGGCCGGCTCGGGCATCGGCACGTTATCTATCAGGCTGCGAAAGAGGTGCTTCTTCCGATGTTCATGGGCCGCCATTTGATCAAAGTCGCGGAGGCTGCATGAAGATCTACGTCGCCGGCCCGATGACCGGGCATCCGCACTTGAACTTCCCGGCCTTCCATGCCGAGGCCGCTCGCCTGCGCGCGCTCGGGTACGAGGTCATCAATCCGGCCGAGCTGAACGCTGATCCATCGGCCGGCTGGCTCGAATGTATGCGGGTCGACATCAAGCATCTTGTCGACTGCGATGCGATCGCTTTGCTTGAAGGGTGGCAGAACTCACGCGGAGCGCAGCTCGAATATACGATCGCGCTCACGCTCGGGCACACCGTGTTCCGTGCGGTCGACATCGTCGATGGAGTTGTCACATGAAGAGGTTAACTCTTACTTCGGCTCTCGCGCTCGGATTGTCTCTCGATGATCTTGAGCGAATCAGGTGCGCTGCAAGGCAGCGGGGATTGCGTGATCCATTAAAAGCATTCAGGCATCACCAGTATGCAGCGTCGGCGCGTGGTATCGCGTTCGAACTCACCTTCGCTCAATGGTGGGAACTGTGGGAGCCGCACTACGATCTTCGCGGCACCAGATCTGGCCAAATGGTCATGGCGAGGCGCGGCGACGTTGGCCCGTATGCCGTAGGGAATGTCTCGATTAAAACGTCCCGCGCAAACCATCGAGAAGCGCATGGATACGCCGATCATGAAATTGCGCGGACGTTGAGAACGTTTAAAGGAATGCGGGGGTCAAGTAGCGCTGTCGTTCAAAGTCGCGTGATCGAGAGGTTCAAATCAGTAGAGCAGTACGATGGGGACGAGGAGCCGATTGAGGACAACGGAGGCCCGAAAAATATATTGACATCATCGGTGTATGGTTGCTAGGATTTGGGGTAGGGGCCTTGCGCTCACTGAAAGCCTGCCGATCGAGAGACCGGCGGGCTTTTTTCATTGGCGCAGCCCTCGTTGGGTCTCCTCGTGTCGAGTGATCGACTTTCCGCCCGGTTCGCCGGGCGTTTTTATTTCCGGTGCTGAAATGGCAAAAGCGAACGAAGCTGCGATCTCGGCGGACGTGAAAGATCAAGGCGCAACCGCTGATATTGGCCCGGCAGATCAAGCTATTGCCGCTGGGGCCGGCGCGTCAATGACGGATGCCGATGTTGCCGCGCCTGCAGCAGCCAGCGGCGATGGCGGTCCAGCGGTCGGAGCCGTCGAGCATCCGCTCGAAATCATTTCTGAGATCGAGCACCTGCTTCGGATCGTCGGGAACGTCGCGGTGCACGAGTTCCGTCGCATCTCGGAGCGCCTCGCGGATCTGAAGAATCATCCGGCTATCAAGCCACGCGAATAATGGCCGACGCGTTCGCGATCAGCGTCGACACTGACGTGCGCGCGTTGACCAAATCCCTGACTCGACTCCAAAAAGACCAGCTGCCATTCGCCATCTCTCAAGCGATAACTGCGACGGCGAAGATCGCGCAGGGCGCAGAGAAGGCTGCGCTGCCCGAGGTGTTCGATCGGCCGACGCCGTTCACAATCAATTCCGTTGCTGTTAAGGGCGCTCGAAAAAGCGAACTCGAAGCGCGCGTGTTCGTGAAGGACATCGCGGCGGCGTATCTCGAGCCATACGAATTTGGCGGCGATCATAAGCTGATCGGGCGCGGCAAAACATGGCTCAACCCGAAGGACAGGTCGCTTCTGAACCAGTACGGCAACTTCAGCAGGAATGCACTGCAGCGGTTGGAGGCACGTCCCGATGTGTTCGTGGGCACGGTCAAGACGAAGAGCGGCGAATCGATCGGTGGCGTATGGCAGCGCCCAGCAAACGTCAAGGCGGTAAAGCGCAGTGGCAAGCGCGGAGTTGCCTTGCGAGGTGTCAACAAGTCAGATCATCTGAAGCTGCTGATTCGATTCGGCGATGCGACGCCAGTGAAGCGACATCTTGAGTTCGGCGAGCGCGCCTTCGAGGTGGTCGATGAGCATTTCGCCGATGAGTTCGAGAAGGCGATGGCCCGTGCGATCGCCACCGCGAAGCTGTAGAACATTTGTTGCGGAAATGATACGAAATCAACAGGTGTTGCGAAAATGCAACGGTTCGAGCGGGTCCTTCCCGCCCTTCCGACATCGCGGGCACTGCGCTCGCGCGATGTTTCTCTAGCTGTGAAATTTTTGGATTTGGGTAAAAGGTAAAGCCTCCGGCCATGAATCAGTCGCAATATGCAGCTCGGCACGGTGTGAGTCCGAAGACGGTCACAAAGTGGAAGGAGCGCGGCTGGCTTGTGTTTGCGGGCAATGAAGTCGATGTCGAAGCCTCCGACGCGAATCTCAAACGGTATCGGTCGAAGGCTTCGCCGGCGATTACCCAAGGCGACCAAGGTAAAGGCGCAGGTAAAACATCAGGGCGTGTTACCCACGCGTCGCAGAAGGTAAAGATTCTTGATGGCGAGAGCGGAGCGCAGGCTGCCGTTCGTCTGCTCGTGGCGAGCGGCGCCGACATGGACATCGAAGAGGCGAAACGGGTAAAGGAGAATTATCTAGCGTTGCGCGAGCAGCTCGAATACGACCGTGATGCCGGCCTGGTGGTCGAGGTCGCAGACGTAGCGAAGGCTGTTGGTGAAGAGTACGCCAAGGTTCGAACGAAGCTCCTGGCAATTCCGTCTGAGCATGCGCCTCGCATCCATCGATTGAAAACGGTTCAAGAGGTGCGGGATGTCTTGCACAGCATTATTGTTGAAGCGCTTGAGGAGCTGACCCGCGATGGAGATGGGAACACCGCTTAGCGAGCGGCGTTACGCCATCGGTTATGAAGTGCTGCGGCGTGAGCTCTTGGGAGCGCGCCGGAAAAACATTCAGCCGCCGCCGCGGCTGACGCTAAGCCAGTGGGCTGAAGAATATGCCGTCTTGTCGCGCGAGACGAGCGCCCAGACTGGCAAGTTTCACGCTTTTCCGTACCAAAACGGCATCATGGATGCGATCACGGACCCCTCCGTGGAAATGGTCACGGTCAAGAAGTCAGCTCGTGTCGGCTATACGAAGATCCTCGATCACGTCGCCGGGTTCTTCATTCATCAGGATCCTTCGCCGATCCTGGTCGTGCAACCCCGCGTTGAGGATGCTGAAGACTATAGCGTCACGGAAATTGCGCCGATGCTCCGTGACACGCCGGTGCTCGCAGCGATTGTTGGCGATCTGAAGAAGAAGGATTCGCAGCAAAAAATTGCGAAGCGGATATTCCCGAATGGGGCGTCCATCTCCTTCGTCGGCGCGAACAGCCCGGGTGGTTTTCGCCGCATTACTGCTCGCATCGTGATGTTCGACGAGGTGAACGGCTATCCCGTGATGGGGGCCGGGAAAGAGGGCGATCAGATCAAGCTCGGCGTGAAGCGGACGGAGTCATTCTGGAACCGGAAGATCATCCTCGGTAGCACCCCGACGGTGAAGGGCGAGAGCCGTATCGAGAAGAGTTTCGAGAAAAGTGATCAGCGGCACTACTACGTGCCATGCCCGCATTGCGGAGAATTCCAAATTTTGGAATGGGGTGGCCCCGAGACTCCGTATGGGATGAAGTGGGACAAGGATGAACATGGCGTGGGTTTGCCGGAAACGGCCTACTACGTCTGCCGTCACAACGGATGTGTGATCTATGACGTGGATAAGCCGGCGATGGTTGCAGCCGGTGAGTGGCGCGCTCATAAGCCGTTTGGCGGGCACGCCGGATTTCATATCTGGGCCGGATACAGCCTCTTCCAGAACGCATCGTGGCCGAACTTGGTTGAAGAATGGTTGGATGTGAAGGACGACCCGCTTATGCGGCAAACCTTCGTCAATCTTGTTCTCGGTGAAGACTATGAAGATCGAGGCGATCGAGCGTTGAGTGAGGCGCGGCTTTCGGCGCGAACTGAGGTTTGGGCCTCAGAGGTGCCGGATGGTGTTGGCGTTGTGACAGTCGGCGGTGACGTTCAAGACGATCGAGTCGAGCTCGAAACGATTGGCTGGGGGCGCAACGAGGAAAGTTGGTCGATCGATCATGCGGTGATCGAAGGCGATCCGGAAAGCGCGGAGCTGTGGGCGAAGGTCGATGCATACCTGAAGCGCATCTGGCGACGTGCTGATGGACGAGGATTCGAGGTGATGGCGGCCTGCATTGATTCAGGCGGCCACCACACGCAGAAGGTATACGAGTTCGCGAAAGCGCGTCTAGGCCGCCGCATTTGGGCAGTCAAGGGCGAATCGGCGCGTGGTGGCGCACGGTCCCCCGTGTGGCCGACCAAGAGGCCATCGTCGCGAAACAAGGCGAGCTTTCGTCCGGTGATCATCGGCGTGAACTCGGCGAAGGATGTGATACGTGATCGCCTTCGGCGTGATCCGCAGGACGTCGACGGCGTGCTTACCTATCCAGCGGGGTACATGCACTTCCCAAGTGATCGGGACATCAACTATTTCGCGCAGCTCATCGCAGAGCGCTCGGTCACGAAGATCGTGAACGGGCAAAAGTTCCGGGTATGGGAACTTCCACCGGGGCGCGCGAACGAGGCGCTGGATATTCGCGTGTACGGCTACGCCGCGCTGTGTGGCCTCATGCATATGGGACTGAAGCTGAATCGGCGCGTCGAGGCGGTGGAGGTCGATCCGACGCAATTGGTCGAGCCGGCACCTACAGAGCCGACCGTAACGGATCTCGACGTAGTCCGTGCAGAGCGGCCGACGCGCCCAGACGGTCCCGTGATCAAACAGGAAGTGCCTGTTAAGAAAACCCGCATTCGCCGGCTCGCCGGTGCGCGGGCAGGAGGCTGATTTTGAGTTGCTTTGATCCGAACAGCAGTTTGTTGGCAGGAATGGATCAGACGGCGTTGCGAGCCTCCCTTGCGGAGGCGCAGCGTGTCTATATCCAGCTCACGACGGGCGCGCAGGAAGAATCGCTCTCGTACACGCAAGGTGACGGTACGCGGTCCGTCACCTATACGCGCGCCAACTTGGCGCAGTTGGCGTCAGCGATTCAGCTGATGCAGGCTCAACTCGGTATTGTTGCGTGCCCGCGAAGGGCGATGCGAATCACTTTCACACGGCGATGACTGAAGCGAACGTACGAATCCTTGGCGCGGATGGGAATCCATTGCCGACGTCGAGGGGGTGTGCGCGCGCTCTCAACGGCAGTTACAACGGATATAGCAGCCATACCGCGTACGATGCGGCCGACATGTACGGCCAGCATATGCGGGATTGGAACCCGGTGCTGTGGTCGCCGGATGGCGAGCTCAATCCATATCGTGATCGCATCGTCTCGCGCGTACGCGACTTGGTGCGAAATGATGGGTGGGCTTCGGCGGCGGTTACCCGCACGCTGGACAACGTCATCGGCGCGGATTTCCGGCCGATGTGCAAGCCGGACTATCGTGCGCTCGCGGTGCAAACTGGGCTGAAGACATTCGACCACGTGTGGGCGGATGAATTCGGCCGCGCGCTCGAGGCCGCATGGCGCACGTGGTCGGAAGACCCCGCGCGCCACTGCGATGCACAGCGGAAGCTGACTATCCCGCAGATGATGCACCTCGCTTTCCGCCACAAGGTGGTCGATGGTGACGCGCTTGGGATGCTGCATTGGATGCCGGATCGCCTGCCGCGAGGTGCGCGCTATGCAACCGTGCTGCAGCTGATTGACCCTGACCGGCTGTCGAATCCACAACAGAACTTCGACCGTCAGACGATGCGGGGCGGTGTCGAGGTCGACGACTTCGGCGCGGCGATTGCGTATCACATCCGGAAGGCGCACCAGGGTGATTGGTTCAGCGGTGGCCGGCAGGTGACTTGGGAGCGCATTCCGGCTGAAACCGATTGGGGGCGGCCGATTGTAGTTCATGACTACGATTTTGACCGAGCCAGCCAGCACCGCGGCGGCGCCGGAATCCTGACGCCAGTGCTGCAGCGTCTCAAGATGCTGATCAAGTACGACGGCACGGAACTTGACGCGGCGATCATCAACGCGATCTTCGGCGCATACGTCACGAGCCCGTTCGACAAGCAGTTGGTCGGGGAGGCGCTGGGCGACGGAGAAGAAGAGGCGATCAACGGGTATCAGGACGCGCGAACTGAGTTCCACGACAAGAACAATCTGCGGTTGGGCGGCGCGCGGCTGCCGATTCTGTTCCCTGGCGAAAGCATCAATACGGTTTCGGCGGCAAGGCCGGCCGGCAACTTCGCCGAATTCGAGAACGCGATGTTGCGCAACGTGGCGGCCGGCACCGGGATGTCTGCGCAGCAGATCTCGCAGAACTGGGCGGACGTGAATTACAGCTCCTACCGCGCGGCTGCACTCGAGGCATGGAAGACGTTTGATCGTCGGCGCCGCGACTTCGGCCGTGGATTCGGTCAGCCGATTCTGTGCGCGTTTGCCGAGGAGGCGATGGAGGTCGACAACCTGCCGCTGCCGGCTGGCGCTCCTGAATTCGGCATGGCGCGCGCGGCTTATACGCGCGCGTGGTGGATTGGCCCCGGGCGTGGGTATGTGGACCCGCTCAAAGAGCGTCAGGGTGCAGCGCTGGGTATCGAATCCGGCTTTTCGACGCTTGAGGACGAGTCGGCAGAAGTGTCCGGCACCGACTGGCGCGACAACGTTGATCAGCGCGCAATCGAGATTGACTACTACCGCAAACGTGGCGTTCCAATCCCGTCGACGCTTCAGGGTATCGGCGCGGAGGCGGTCACGAAGGAACCCGAGGCGCAGTGACGCGGCCGAGTATTCGAATGGAGAGAACATGACAGGCCGTTTCGCCCATCTGAGCCAACGGCTCTTCAACACGCCGGTCGCGATAAAACAGGATAAGGCCGAGGTGATCATGGCGGCGCTCGCCGAGCGCCTCGGCGTCGCGCAGTTGACGCGGCTCGACGGCACGCCGATTCGTCCAATGGCTTTCGGAGCATGGGACGACGAATACGAGGCCGACACGCGGCGTGGACGCGTGGTCGATCCGGGCTATGACATGGTCGGCGATTCGCCGATTGCCATGATCGGCGTGCAGGGAACGCTCGTGCAGAAGCTCGGCACGCTGCGCCCGTACTCCGGTATGACCGGATACGACGGCCTGCGGCAGAGCATCCTGACCGCGCATGCCGATCCGGCAGTCGAAGCGATTGTGCTCGACATCGATTCGCCAGGAGGCGAGGTCGCCGGATGCTTCGACCTCGTCGATACGATCTACGGACTGCGCGGGGATAAGCCGATTTGGGCGATTCTTACGGAATCGGCCTATTCGGCAGCGTATGCGATTGCCAGCGCTGCAGATCGGATCATCGTCCCGCGAACCGGCGGCGTCGGGTCGATCGGCGTGATCACGATGCATGTCGATTGGTCGAAAGCATTGACCGCCGCGGGCGTTGCAGTGACGTTCATCACCTACGGCGACCGAAAGGCCGATTTCCATCCGGAGATCCCATTGTCGCCAGAGGCTCTTGCTGCGGCGCAGGCCGACATCAACACTATGGGCGAGTTGTTCGTCAACACCGTCGCCCGCAATCGAAATCTCGCACCCGAGGCGGTGCGCGAGACGCAGGCTGCCTGCTTCATGGGCGAAAACGGCGTGAGCCGTGGGCTTGCGGATGCTGTTATGGCGCCCGAAGCGGCGCTTCTGGCCTTGCTGGACGAGCTGGCCTAAACCACCTGTAAGAGGACACTGATGAGCTTGAAAAAGACCCTTGCGGGCGTGGCGCCGTTCGCCCACCTGCTGAGCCGCGCCGGCGCTGCCCGGGCCGAGAGTGAAGACGACGAGCGCAAGCAGCGCGAAGGCGAGTCCGACGAGGACTATGCGAAGCGCATGGAAGAGCTCGACGAGAAAGAGCGCGCCGAACAAGAAGAACGCGAGCGCGAAGAAGCGCGGGCGCGCGGTGAAGGCAATGACGTCGACGGCGACGACACGGAAGCTGAAGACGGAGACGACGGGACGGACGACGCGAAGAAGGCCGCCCGCGCGACTGAGCGTGCGCGCTGCGCGCGAATCATCGCGCACGGCATTGCCACCGGCAATGTGGAGCAGGCTGCCGTGTTCGCGTTCAACACGACGCTGTCTTCGGCCGCTGCTGTTCAGGCGTTGAGCGCTGCGAAGGCCGTGGCGCCGCAGGAGCAGCCGGTCGCTCGTCGTCCGTCGCTGGACGAGCGCATGGCCCATGTCCGCGCGCCCAATCCGGGTAGCGGAGCGAATGCGGCGGCACCGTCGCTCGCTGAACAGATCATCGCGGCCGGAAAGATTCGCCGCGGCGAACAGTAAAACCCCCGCAACCAAGGAGATTTTCAGATGACTCTGCCTGTCACCCAGGTCGGGGAGAACCCCCAAGTGCCGTCGATTTCGGCGCAGACCTTCATCCCCGATCAGCTCATTGCTGGCCCGAAGCAGATCGTCACGCGCAATGCGACGATCACCGGTGGTCCTTATGTACGCGGCACCGTGCTCGGCATCATCACGGCCAGCGGCAAGTTCACGATCGCGACGTCCGCCGCTTCCGATGGCAGCCAGAACCCGGCGGCGATTCTCGCCGATTACGCAGACGGTAGCGCGGCGGACGTGATCGCTGGCGTTTTCCTCGAGGGCGAGTTCAACATCAACGCCGTCACGCTCGGCGCCGGCATCACTTCGACGGCCGCGCGCGATGCGCTCCGCCCTCTCGGCATCCATCTCAAGACCTCGGTCACGGCAACCGACCCGAGCTGATACCAACCTGATCCAGTGAAAGCCCCGCCTCGAGCGGGGCTTTTTCATTTGGGGCCTTAACTCGGAGAGTGCAATGGCCGGAAACCTGATTTACGACACCAATACCCTGATTCAGGTCGTCTCGAACCTGAAGATGGCGCAGAGCTTCCTGCTCGACAAGTTTTTCACGAACATGATCACGTCGGATTCGGAATTCGTTTCGATCGATGTGGACGTCGGCAAGCGCCGCATGTCGCCGTTCTGCTCGCCGCTCGTCGAGGGCAAGCTGGTCGAGAGCCGCCGCTACCAGACGAACACGTTCAAGCCCCCGTATATCAAGGACAAGCGTGCTCCAGACCTGCGCAAGCCGGTCCGCCGCATGATCGGCGAGCGCATCGGTGGCGAAGTCACGCCGGAACTGCGCGAGCAGATGAACCTCGAGTTCGAGCTGAACGACCAGATCGACATGCTGACGCGTCGACTCGAATGGATGGCGGCACAGGTGCTTCTCACCGGCACGCTCACGGTGTCGGGAGAAGGCTTCCCGACGACCGTCATCGATTTCGGCCGAGATGGAGCACTGACGGTCGCACTGACCGGTGGCGCGCAATGGACGCAGGCCAACATCACGGCCGGTACCGCATCGCCGACGACGGTCATCGAAACGTGGCAGCAAGCAATCCTGAAATCGTCGGGCGCAAATGTGACCGACATCGTGTTCACGCCGAAGGCGTGGAACGGCTTCAAGCTGGATCCGGTCCTCAAGGGGGCGCAGTTCTACCCGGCGCTCGCGCCGTTCGGAAACGAGATCGACGTCGGCGCGCGCAACGAACGTGGGGGCGTGTACAAAGGCCGATGGGGCCAATTCAATCTCTGGCTGTACAACGACTGGTTCGTCGACGACAACAACGTCGAGCAGCCGATGCTGCCTGACGGATCGCTGATCATGTCCGGTTCCGACCTGGATGGCACGCGCGCGTTCGGGATGATCGAAGATCCCGCGTTCAACTACGCGTCGCTGCCGTTCGCCCCGAAGACCTGGCTGAAGGAAGACCCGGCACAGCGTTTCCTGATGATGCAGTCGGCGCCCGTCATTATCCCGAGCCGCGTGAATGCCGCGCTGGCCGCGACCGTCGCGTGAGGTGAGTCATGGCTGAAAAACTCATCGAAGCGACGGTTGCGCGCGGGCGCTCGGTTCACGACCAGGTGAAGGAAGGCGAGCCGCCGATCATCAAGCGGGCCGGCGAGGTTGTTCGGCTTCCGGAATCCGAGGTCAAGCGCCTGCGTGATCTCGGATTCCTGGTTCCGGAAAAGGTCGAGGTGCCGGTCGAGCCCGACGGCGTCCAGATCAGCGGCGGCCAGGCTTCCATTACGCGAGTCGGGTGATCCATGGAATGGGACGACGTCGTCGACGCGAAGATCCTTTCGCCGCTGCAGCGCCACTTCGGCACGCCCATCACTTACCAACCCGCGACGGGCGTCCCTTTCTCGATCACTGGGATCTACGACAAGGCCTTCTTCGGGGTTGATCCGACGACGGGTGAATCCGTCGTTACCAACCAGCCAACGGTAGGCGTCCAGCTGTCGCAGTTCGCAGGCCACGCGAATCCGCTGCAGGGCGATCAACTGACGATCTTGCGGACAGGAGAGGTCTGGGAGGTTCGTGAAGTCCATCCGGACGGACACGGCGCCGCACGCCTGATGCTCAACGTACCTGGACAAACCGATGTCTGATCAAACCGCCCGTGCGCAATATCGCCAGGTATTGCTCTCCGTGCTCGGCACGATCGCGGGCGTGAACCTCTATTCGCCTGGCGACTGGAACGTGACGGCGTCGAAGCTTCCAGCGATCAAGCTCCGGTATGGGACCGAGGAAAAACGGTCGAAGGGCGAAACCGGGCAGACGGCATTCGACACGGTCAGCGTTTTCGAAATGCGCGTCGAGGTGTCGGCTGAGTCTGGACCCAAGGCCTTGCTCGCGCTTGAAGCTATTCAGGCGGACATCGAGGCTGCGGTATTCAAGAGCGTCCCGCTGCGGGCCCTTACGCAGGATTTTCCGATGATGCGCACGCAGACCGCAGTGCAAGCGGACGGCGAGACGCATATCGGCGGCTTGCAGATCGAACTCGGCGTGACGATGTACGAGACGTTCTATCCCGACGTAACAGCCGTGCTGGAAGAGATCGATTTGACCGCCGATCTCGTGAACGTAGCCGATCCGACCGGCACGTATCCGAATCCGCCATTCCCCGACGCCGTCGTTCCGGCGCCGCGTACTGCAGGCCCTGATGGCCGCGCAGAAGGCTTCGTCAAAGCCACATTTCCCTAAAAGGAGCGACGAATGATCGTCAAACCTGCACCGGGCCTCAAGGTGAGGCACCCGGTCACGAAGCAATTCCTGCCGCCGGAAGGTATCGAGGTGCCGGACGGCGACATTTTCTGGACTCGTGCGGCGAGCGACGGTGACGTTGTGATCGACGCGCAAGTCGCGGCGAAGGTCCGCGGAGGTGACAAGCAATGACGGTGCCTTTCAAGCAGATTCCCCAGAACATTCGCACGCCGTTGTTCTTCGCGGAGATCGACAATTCCCGCGCGAACACGGCTGTGACGAATCAGCGCGCGTTGCTGATCGGTCCGATGACGACCGGTGCAGCCACGGCGAACATTCCGCTGCTCTCGGCTGGCACGGGGGACGCAAATACGCAGTTCGGGGCAAATTCTGTCCTGGCCTTGATGACGGCCGCTTACCGTCGGAACGATCAGTTCGGTGAGGTCTGGTGCCTCCCCGTGGCCGATGCCGCTGGCGCAGTCGCCGCTACGGGCTCGATCGCCTTCACGGCTCCGCCTACTGCTAACGGGACAATCTCGCTTTACATCGCCGACCAGCTTGTGTCCGTTCCTGTGACGCAAGGCATGACGACGGCGCAAATTGCGACGGCTGTAGCCGCGGCGATCAACCTGATTCCGGCGATGCCGGCTACGGCCGCCGCAGCAACGAATACGGTCACGCTGACGGCCGACAACAAGGGATTGGTCGGCAACGACATCGACATCCGCTTCAACAAGCAGGGGGCCGCTGGCGGGGAAATTCTGCCGGCTGGGCTCACCGCGACGATCACTGCTATGGCGTCCGGGGCGACCAACCCGTCCCTGACGACCGCTCTCGGCAACCTGCTCGATATGCCGTTCGATTTCATCGCGTGTGCGTTCACGGACACGACGTCGATGGACGCCATCAAGGCATTTCTCAACGATTCGACGGGTCGTTGGAGCTGGCAGCAGCAAGTTTTCGGGCATGCGTTCTACGCGTATCGCGGCACGTGGGGCAGTCTGACGACGTTCGGGACGGCGCGGAACAACCAGCACGAAACCGTGATGGGGTTCAACGATTCGCCGACACCGTCGTGGCAATGGGCAGCCTCGGTCGCGGCCGTGACCGCAGTCAGCGTGCGCGCCGATCCGGGTATCCCGATGCAGACCGTTGCGCTGACTGGAATCTCGGCGCCCCCGCTGCAATCGCGTTTCAATCTGAGCCAGCGAAACACGCTACTGTACGACGGGATCTCCACATTCACCGTTGCCGATGACGGCACGGTGGCAATCGAGAACCTGATCACAACGTACCAGACGAACGCATTCGGGCAGCCGGACAACAGCTATCTCGAGATCGAGACGATGTTCCTGCTCGCGTATGTGCTGCGCCGGCTGCGCACGCTGGTGACGTCGAAGTATGCGCGCGTGAAGCTGGCCGCCGACGGCACCCGATTCGCTCCGGGTTCCGCGATCGTGACGCCGAAGATCATCAAGGCCGACCAGATCGCCGAGTATCGGCAGATGGAGTATGAGGGCTACGTCCAAGGCAGCGACATCTTCGCCCAGGCGCTCATCGTCGAGCAGAACGCATCGAACCCGAACCGCGTCGACGTTTTGTGGCCGGGAACTCTCATCAACCAACTGCGGATTTTCGCGCTTCTGGCGCAGTTCCGTTTGTCAACGACCCAGACCTGATCGGCTCTGCGTGTCGTGGCAATGCGCCGCCCTTAACCGGGCGGCGTTTCTATTTCTGGAGAGTCATCTATGGCGAACAACACGGGCCTCATCGCCGGTACCGCGTATCTGACCGCCGACGGGGTGAACTATCAGCTTGAAGCCGAGCTGAAATACGACGTCGGCAGCGTCACACGCGAGTCGAAGGCGGGGCAGGATACGGTGCACGGCTTCAGCGAAATGCCGAAGTCGCCGTACATCAGTGCGTCGATCCGCGATTCCGGCGGCTTGAGCCTGGCCGGGTTCAATGCGATGCGGAGCGTCACGCTGGTGCTCGAGCTCGCGAACGGAAAGACGGTGATCGGCCGGAACATGTGGACGGTCGAGGCGCAGGAGGTCGATACGACCGAAGCGAAGTTCACGTGCCGCTGGGAAGGTCTCCAGGGTGCGGTCACGGAGCAGTGATCGATGAGCGATACGAAAACGATTATCCTGCGCAAGCCGCTGACTTACGGAAAGGGGGCGGACGAAAAATCTGTCACCGAGATTACGCTCCGTGAACCGCTGGCCGGTGACTATGAGTCGGCCGAGCGATCGGCCGGCGTGTTTGGCACGTCGATCGCACTGGTTGCGATCATCAGCGGCGTTCCGGTCGATGTGATCGATCAAATGTACGGCAGCCAGATCGACGAAGCGGAAGATTACATCGCGTCGTTCGGGCACGACGCCGCACGAAATCCGACGGCCAGTCCCGATGAAATCGTGTTGACACTGTCGAAACCGGTGCAGCTGACGACCGACGAAAGCCCGCTCAATATCGCGTCGCTGTCGCTGTGCGAGCCGACGAACCGGCAGAAGCGGAAAGCGGCCGAGGCTGGCGGCCCGTTCGCCGGCGCAGTTGCCATGATCAGCATGATCGGGAAAGTGCCGAAAAATGCGGTGCGGGCAATGTGCGCGCGCGATTTTCTCGAAGCAATCGGCTATTTCAACGGTTTTCAGGTTCGGCGATCACCGGGCTCGGACGACTGATCGCCGAAGCGACCTCGATCGCGGAATGGTGGGATGACCGAATGGCGGAGCTGACGCATATGATGCGGTGGCCGCCGGAAGCGGTCGAGGACATGACTGAAACCGAGACACTGCGTTGGCTTGAGCGAGCGCGACGCCTCGGCAAGAGGATTGGAGTGAGTTCATGAATTTCGGAGATGCCGCTGGCGCCGTGCTCGGCGCGGCGTCTGGAATCTCGAATCTCGCGAACTCCCTGGCGGCTCGGCTGGGCGGCTCGGTGGGATCGTACTTCGATCAACTTCGTCCGGCATCGTTTCGCGGGGTTGCGTTCGTATCGCTCGGCGGAAGCGCCGCATTCGGGCGCCGCAAGCAGCCGCACGAGTACCCGCAGCGGGACGTGCCCTGGGTCGAGGATCTGGGGCGTGGTACGCGCCGCATTCGAATGCTCGGCTTCGTTGTGGGCGACAACGTCATCGCACAGCGAGACGTTATGATCGCAGCGTGCGAGACCGCTGGCGATGGCGAACTCGTGCACCCGACGCTCGGTCGTCGGACCGTCAGCTTGATGGACTTTCGAAGCGTCGAGCACTGGGAGCACGGCCGATATTTCGAATTTCAATTCGAGTTCATCGAAGGTGGGGCGCGGACATATCCGACCGCCGAAACCGCCACGCTTGAATCGGTTCTGAATTCGGTGACCGGCTTGAACGTGTCGGCTGCGCTGGACTTCGCCAAGACAGTCCTCAACGAGGTATCGTACGGCGCGGCAGTGCTGGGAAGCATCGTGAATACCGCTGTAGGTTGGTACACGTTCGCGACAAGCATTGTCGGCGACGCTAGAAATCTGTTTCAGCTGCTGTTCAGCCTCCCGGGGGATTTCGGGCGCTTTTTCGGTAGCTCCACCGTGCCGACATTCAGTCGAAATTCGAGGCCCGTCAGTCAATCCGGAGTCTCCGTACAGTCGCTCATTGAGGGTGCAACGACGGCGAGGGCGAATGTCAGTGCCGCCGCCGGGGTGCTTGACTCGGCGGCACGGAGTTTCGGTGCGTCGACGGTCGATCAGTTCACGGCTGCGGTGCAAGGGGTGACGAGCGCAGTCCTCGCGGCAACGAACGATCCGAGTGATTCCATTCGATTGCTGTCAACTCTATCGACATTCACACCGTCGGCCGACACGACGAATTCAGTCATCGGCTCGGCGATGTCGAGCGTAGAAGCAGCGTGCTCGGACCTGTTCCGTCGAACGTCGATCGGAGCCGTCGCGCAGGCAGCGGCGTCGTACCAGCCGAGTTCGAGTGATGACGCGGCGCAGATCCGGGACTTCGTGACTGGGTTGATCGATGCGGAAATGTCGGTGGCTGGCGAGAGCGGCGCGGACCAAACATACCAAGCGCTATCAGCGCTTCGGGCCGCGGTTGTTGCCGATCTGAACAGGCGTGGTGGCGGCCTCTCGTCGATCAAGACGTACACGCTTCCGCAACCGGTGCCGTCGCTCGCCGTTGCAACGCGAATCTATCGCGACCCGACGCGGGCTGACGAACTGGTTTCTCAAGCGGATCCAGTGCATCCCGCGTTCATGCCAACCACGTTCAAAGCACTAGCGAACTGAATATTGAGTCGGGTTTATGGCGAGCAGAATTTCGATCTCGATTGTCGGGAATGACCAAGCGTCAGGCCCGATTGGGAAGGTCACGAATAGCTTGTCGAAGCTTCAGGCGCAGGCGCGGAAGGGTGGCATCAACAATCTCGGCCGCTCTATCTCCGCCGGGCTCAGCTCGAACAGCGGAGCGCTTTCTGAGATCGCCAGCTTCGTCGGCAAAGCCGGGATCATCGGCGGGGTCACGGCTCTGACCATGAAGATCGCTCAGATGGAGTCGCAATGGGCCTCGTCTGTGCGCAGCATGAACAATCTCGGCATCCGGACCGGTTTGCCGACGACGACTGCCTACGGAGTGCAGTATGCCGGCCGCCTGTCGGGTTTGTTGCCGGAACAGGCGAATGCGGGTATTGAGCAGGTGCGGCAGTCGTACAGCGATGCGCTGAATAACCGTAATCCGGAGGCGTTGAAGCGGTTTCAGGCTGCGGGAATCTCAACCAATCCGGCACGTCTCGATTCGATCGAGACCGTCCTCACAAAACTTGCGGCGTACTCGGAGACGTTGCGGAAGCAAGGAAAATACGGCGGCGCACAAAACTTTCTGAATGCTGCCGGCGCAGGCTCGCTCGTCGATTTCCTGAATCGCGGTCCCGACCAGGTTGCGGCAGATTTGCAGGCAGCGAAGGCATATGTCCCGACGGAACAGGACATCCAGCGTGCGCGAGAGTACGCCGATGCGTCGGCAAAACTGGGTATCACATATGACCGACTGAAGACGACTGTACTCGGAAGCCTCGAGCCTGCGTTGAACTCGATGCTCAACGGGATCCAATTCTTCTTCGACGCGACGAGCGGCCGCGGTCGACCGCAGGTGCAGCCGAATGGATCGGATAGTACCGAGCAGCGAATTTGGGACGGATTTGAGAAATTTGGCAATTCGCTTCGTGGACGTGGTCCGTACACGATGGCGCAGCTCAATACCAAAACGTCTGTCGGGAACGGTGCGCAGTTGGAGCAGGCGCGTTCGATGGTCGAGTGGTATGTGAACCACGGCCTCTCGCGAGAGCAGGCAATCGGCATGGTCGCGAATGCCAGCCGCGAAAGCAGGCTCGACGAGCGCGCCATCGGAGACAACGGAAAAGCCGTAGGCCTGTTCCAGTGGCATCCGGATCGGCAGGCTCTATATGAAAAGACATTCGGGCGACCGCTGGCTCTTGCGTCGCGAGAGGAGCAGATGGGCTTTTCGCTCTGGGAACTCCAGAACAATGAAAAGGCGGCCGGTCGAGCGCTCCTGCAGTCGAACACGTCTTCCGAATCTGGTGCCGTGGTGTCATCGCTATATGAGAGGCCCAAGGATCCCAACGAAGCGAATGTCCGTGCAGGTATCGCGCGCGGCCTGAATGATGAACTCGGGCCGGCGACAGGTGATCCAGGGAGGGTACGTATTGAAATCGTGCACAAAAATCCGCCCCCGGGTACCAGTGCATCGGTCTCATCGTCCCCCAATGTTGAAACGGAAATGAAGACCGATCGGCAGCAGGCGCCGCTTGGTGACCAGTACGCATACTCACCGGGCAATTTCTGATGTCGAACGCAGACCGTATCGTTGATGTCGTGGTGGGGAAGTCCCAGGCCGATGAGGTGCGCGTACTGCTGACGCAGGATGGGTTGTCGCTAATTGGATGGAAGAGCGTTCGAATCAGCCGCTATATCGAGTTCGGTACGTCAACGTTCGATCTGACATGTTCGGCCGATGCAAATACGCTGAAACTTGTTTCCCGGGAGGGAGCTCCGGTCAAGGTATCGATCGGAGATGACGTTGTTTTGACGGGATATGTTGAAACGGTCGAGTCGATCTTAACTCCCAGAACGCACGACATTCGAATCTCTGGCCGCGGGAAACTCGCCGATTTGATCGATTGTTCCTGTCGCATCGACAAGATCAACGCGAACACGAGGCTGAAGGACTTGTGCACGACGATCGCTCAGCCGTATTCCGTTAGCGTGATTGTGGCGGACGATGCGACGCAAAAAATCCTTGATCAGTTGCCAGTGTTGCCACGTCAGCTTGTCAGCATTACTGAGACGGCCTGGGAAGTGATCGAGCGCTATGCGCGGTATTGCGGCGTGCTTGTGTACGAGGGCGCGAACGGGGAGCTGGTCATATCGACGGCCGGGAGCGCCGAGGGAGACTCGGGCGTTGCTATTGGTGCAAACATCGAGGCGATTGTCTGCACCAAGACAACACTGGGCACCTTCAGCTCGTTCAACGCGGTGCTGAGCGCCTACAGCATGGGTGCGGACGATGAAGGAATCGAGAACCTTCCAGTCGTCACTGTCACGGCGAAAAGCACGACAGGGCGGTTGAGGCCAACGTATTTCGTTTCAGAGCAGAGCGCAACGGATCGCCTGTTCGTCGAGAAGCGTGTGAACTGGATGGCATCTCGCGCTTACGGTCGCTCACGACGGGTGCGCGTAATGGCCGATAACTGGCGGGACTCAGATGGAGCGCCGTGGACGCCAAACATCAACTATCCGGTGTCTGCCGATGCAGTCGGTGTGCCGGAGAACACGATGCTCCTGCTCGCCGAAGTGTCATACATTCTGAATGAAAACGGCACGCATGCCGAGCTCGTTTTCGGTCCGCGTCAGGGATTTATCCCAGAACCGGTTGCGCTCGATACGCTGCCTATGGACGAGTCTACCCAGACCCCTTCGGAGCAATAGTGCTTGACCAACTCAACAGGCTCGCGCGCCGAATTCTACTGATGATGGCGCGCGGCACAATCACGCTCGTCGACGATACGAAGAAGGTCCAGATGCTGCAGGTTCGAGTGAATGGGCTGGAGCTTCTGCCGGATGTGCCCCGCTTTGCGGAATATGGATTCACTTCGAATCCGCCGGCCGGATCGCAGGCGATTCTCGGATCGAAGAACGGTGATCGCAACGATGGGATCGTGATCGCGACATCGAACGCGACATACCGGCTGACTGGTCTTTTGACTGGCGAGATGGCGATCCACGACGACAAGGGGCAGTCGGTATACCTCTCGGCGGCCGGAATTGTGGTGAACGGCGGAGGAAAACCGATCACGTTGACGAACGCGCCAGAAGTAGTGGCCGACACGCCTCTTTTGAAGGTAAAGGGCGATGTAGTCGATAACTACGAGACGAACACGCGAACTATGGCTGGCATGCGTACCGTGTTCAATGGACACAATCACGACGTGACGAACGTCCAGGGTGGCGGCGATACGAGAACGTCTAATGCACCCAATCAGACGGAGTAGTGCATGTCCGACATCACCGTAATTTGGGACGTGGACAACAGTCGCGGAGACTGGGAATTCATCGCGCCGGCGCTCGTGACTGGCAGTGATTTGCCGAGCGCAGTACTGGTTAGCATTTTCACCGATCGCATGGCAAATCGAGATGATCCAATTCCAGACGGAACGGATGATCCTCGCGGTTGGTGGGGCGATATAGATGAGGACAAACCGATCGGTTCCCGGCTGTGGTTGCTTGACCGATCGAAGCAGACTCAGGAGGTTTTGAACAATGCCCGAGACTACATCCTTGAAGCGCTGCAATGGCTTGTTGACGATGGTGTCGTCGCGAGTATAGATGCTCAAACACAATGGGTTCGAGACACGTTTCTCGGCGCTCAAATCACGCTTTACCAACCTACCGGCCCGAATATCACGTTGACGTACGCGTGGGCTTGGAACCAGCTCTCCTGATATGCCATTTCAACGGAAGACGCTTTCCACCTTGCTTGCCGAGGTGGCTGCAGACATTTCGTCTGCACTTCAAGGGGCCGATGCGCTATTGCGTTTTGGGGTCCTGCGCGTGATCGGCAAGGTACAGGCCGGCATGTCGAACCTGCAATTCGGCTATTTGGACTGGATTGCCAAGATGGCGGTTCCGTTTACCGCGGAAGACGAGTATCTCGAAGGTTGGGCGGCGCTCAAGAAGGTTTTTCGAAAAGCTCCATCCCAAGCCAAACTGACTGCAAAGTTCACTGGAGCGACGGGGAAACCACTAAGCGCCGGCACCCCGGTAGTCCGCGGTGACGGTGTGTCGTATACGACGGCGGCGACAGAAACGGTGGGTTCAGACGGAACGGTAACGGTAACTATCATTGCTGATGTCGGCGGCGTTTCCGGAAATGCTGACCCAGGAACCATTGTGTCCCTCAGCGTGGCCGTAGATGGAATCCAGACTGCGGGCGTCGTCATCGCCAATGTGGCCGCCGGATCCGACATCGAAAATGACGATAGCTTGCGCGAGCGGATGTTGGAGGCATATCAAAATCCACCGCAAGGCGGCGATCTGCAGGATTACGTTGGGTGGGCTAAGGACGTGCCTGGCGTGACGCGCGCCTGGTGCGCGCCGAATGGCTTCGGCGCAGGCACGGTCGTGATCTATACGATGTGGGACAACGCGGAAGCCAGCCACGGTGGGTTCCCGCAGGGAGCCGATGGGGTATCTCAGTTTGATAAGGGGCCTCGTGGTGCTCCGCGCGGGACGGTGGCTTCCGGAGATCAGCTCGTTGTCGCTGATTACATTGTCAATCTTCAGCCGGTTACAGCTCTTGTTTATTCGTGCTCTCCGATTGCAAACAATCTGACTATCACATTGTCTGGACTGGCGGCTGCAACGACGGCGACGCGGGCTGCGATCTTTTCCGCAATTTCGGACGTGTTATTCCGAAACGGTGACCCGCGGGCCGGGACGATCAATCGCGATGACATTTCAGCTGCGATTCGCTCGGTTGCCAGTACGGGCGGGTTCCTGATCAACCTCATCCAGGGTGTTGTGGGTGCAACCACGACGAACTACCCAGGGAATATCACCAGCGGATTCGGTCAGCTTCCGGTTCTCGCAAACGTGCTCTATGTATGAGGGTTCATGCGCGCACCCAACTTCACATCGGCAGATTTTCTGAGGGCGCTGCAAGGCCTGATGCCTCGAGGTCGTGTATGGCCTCGATCGCAAGACGCCGTTCAGACAAAAGCGCTGAGCGGCCTAGCGCCAAGCTATGAACGTCAGACTGCTCGTGCGAATTACCTTCTTGTCGACGCATTTCCGGCGACCGCAACTGAGCTACTGCCTGAATGGGAGGAATCGTTAGGGTTGCCTGATCCGTGCGCAGGATCAGCCCCGACGTTGCAACAACGACGATCCCAGGTGGTTGCGCGCTTTGCGAATAGCGGTGGTCAATCGATTCAGTTCTACATCGACTTTGCCAAGAGTCTTGGGTTTGACGTCACTGTTACCCAGTTCGCCCCCTTTCGCGTCGGGCAGAACAGCGCTGGTGATGCCGTCAACTCAGAGGCGTGGGCGCACACGTGGCGCGTGAATGCGCCCGCTGTAACGATCAGCTACTTCAGAGCAGGTCAGTCTGCCGCTGGGGAACCGCTTGCCATCTGGGGAAATTCTGTATTGGCATGCGAGATGCGGTCGATCAAGCCGGCGCATACGCAAGTGATTGTTGCAAACCCGGGATTTCTCGGGCAGTCATTCGTTTTGGATATTTCTACGCTTTCCTAATCCGGGTGGAGCATGTTTCGTACAGATCAACAAACTGCGGTTTCTTCAATCCCCGCCCCGGCTCCCGCCGGCACGGCTGGATACTTCACTGGAGGCAATCCTGCGACTGGGCAACCCGCGACGATCCTGGATGCAGATTGGCTGAACATGGTCCAGGAAGAGCTGATGAGTATCCTCGCGGCTGCCGGGATCTCGCCGAGCAAGACCACATATACGCAGGTGCTGTCTGCAATTCGGGTTCTTCTAGGTCAGGTCCAGCAATCCCAGATCTACCGGGTCGTTCAAAAGTCGGCGAACTATACCGTCCAGGCGTCGGACGCCGGGACGATGTTTTACGCTGCTGCGCCGCTCGCCTATCAACTCCCGGACGCAGCCACTACGACCGGAATGGTATTCGGTTTCATGAATCAGGCTGGGAGTATTCCAACGGTGCAGACTTCGGTCTCGGGGCAGTTTATTCGAGGTGAGAACCTGTTGGGCGCGACATCGTTAGCGTTGACCAAGCAAGGTGCACTACTGATCGTCATGTCCGATGGCGCGAATTACATCGTGCTGTCCGCTTCGCCGGCAGTCTGGTCCCCGAAGGTCGCGCCGGCCTATAACAGCACGTCGATCAATTCGCCGGCAGCGAGCACGACCTACACGACGACGGTGAGCTTTACGGCGCCATGTCCGGGTAGCATCGTGGCGATGGGCTCGTTGAACGCGTCGGGGACTTCGGCGTCTGTGTTGAACGCCTCCCTTACGATCAATGGCTCGAGCGTCTCCAGCGATTCCACGCTCTCTTCGCAGGCGCATATGGGCGTTGCGCCCATTCTTACTGGGCAGACGGTGACGGTGACCATGCAAGTGACAACGCAGTCGACCGCCCCTGGCATCGCGCTCGGCATGCACGTACAGGCGATTTTTTCTCCGAATCCCTGATAGGGGGCTGATTTATGAATTTCGAATACTATGTTTTCGCGGATGCAACGGGTCGTATTACCGGATCTGGGTCTACCCGGGACGGCACGATTCCGGAAGGCGCAATCGGGTGCACTAAAGATCAGGCGTCTAACCTGTCAGCCTATGCGGTCTCCGCTGGAAGCATTGTTGCGGTGAGTGGTGCACAACTGCTCGCGCAGACCCAGGAGGCTCAGCTCGCTCTCATCTCTGCGTCCTACGCTGCCGCGATCCTGGAGCCCGTTTCGTTCAAAACCGCCGGCGGCGTCATCAAGACATTCCAGGCAGATCCCGGAAGCCAGACGGTGCTGATGCAGACCACGCAGGGATATTCGATTGCCGGCGGCGTGCCTGAAGGTTTCTATTGGGTGGCCGCAGACAATGCGCATGTCCCGTTCACCCTCGCGGATCTCGAAGGGCTGTATCAGGCGATGCTGGCGCGCGGCTGGGCTGCATTCCAGCGCAAGCAAACCCTCAAGGAGCAAATCAACGCAGCAACTACTGTAGCCGATGTCCAAGCGGTTACCTGGTGATCGATATATGAAAATCAGTCTCTCTCGGCTATTCGGGAATGCGCTGTTCTACCTAATCTTTGGCTCGAATGTGGTGCAGGCGCAGCAGTTTGTTCCCGGTCAGATATTGAGCGCGCAGCAGCTCAACAATGCATTCTCCAGTGTTTTGCCGATTTCCGGCGGCACGCTAGCTGGTCCGCTGACGGTTCCGTCGTTGATCGCGGGAAGCGCGAGCATTTCAGGCGGAACGATCAGCGGGCTGTCGTCACCGCTTCCTGTTTCATCTGGTGGCACTGGGTCGGCTACGGCTACCGGGACGGGGGCTGTCGTGCTGGCAAATTCGCCGGCGATTGCGAATGGCCTGAGTATTTCGAACGGTAGCGACGTCATTACGGCGAACAACAATGGCAACAATGTCCTCGTGCTCAGCGGCGCAGGTTCGAGTACGGGAAAAAGCGTGGCCACGACGTTGATGGGCGGCCTGATCGCATCATCTACCGCCAATATCTACGACGGTGTCGCGTTCAAATCTGACTTCTTCAATACAGCCGTTTTTCAAGGCCTTAACTCAAGTGGGACGCCTGGATACGACACAAATCTGACGTTGTACCGCCCGGCTAGTACAAATGACGCTTTCCTCGGCGTAACGATGTCGGCAAATCCGAGCGCTGAGCAGCATATTTGGATTGGGACGGACTATGCGAACAGTCGATACGTTTTCACGCAATCCGTCACCGGTACGGGCGCATATCTTCCAACCGCATTCAGAAATGGCCAAGCAACGGCGTATGTGATCGGTACTGGTACGACCCCACCAACTACCTTCTATGGAGGCGGTGTCGTTCTTGCGGGAACTGAAGGTAATCAGGTGACGTGGACGTTGGGCGGTCAGATCTGGTCGATCAATATGGCGTCTGGCGGCAACATGTACGTGCACGATGGCACGTTCAACAAGTTCCCGATTGCTATCGTTCCCAATTCGGCGGCGTCACTCAAAATTAATGCGTCGTCTTCGACGTTCACTGGCGGCCTCGATTCGACGGCCATCGGGCCCAATACGCCGAGCACGGGCGCATTCACGACGCTGTCTGCGTCGAGCACCGTAAGTGGTGCAGGGTTCACGAGCTACCTCGCGTCCCCTCCTGCGATCGGCGGCACGGCCGCGAATGCCGGCGCATTCACGAACCTGTCGTCATCCGGCACGGTGAGCGGCACCGGCTTCTCGACCTACCTTGCTTCGCCGCCGGCCATTGGCACGACGACGGCGAATACCGGGCGGTTCACGACACTCTCATCGACCGGTACCGGAGCGATGCCGCTCTACAGCACGACCGGTACTGGCGTGAATGCGCCGCACATGGTTCAAGGAAACGTAGCGCTGTCGTCGGGCTCGGCCACGGTCACGCTTAGCGGATCGGCGGTGTTCACTTCGTCGTCGAGTTATACCTGCACGGCTAATGACATGACCGCGGCGAATGCCGTGAAAGTCGGGCAGACGTCTGGCACCTCCATCACCTTCACGGGCACTGGCACTGACTCCGTGCAGTTCCTGTGCGCGGGCAGCTGATCCAGTTCGAAAACGACCATGCATAGCCGCCTTCGGGCGGCTTTTTCATTTCCGGGGGATGAATGACCGACAACGCATCGGCGCCGGCGCGCGTCGAGGAACGACTGCGCGCGGGTGATCGCCGCTTCTCGAAGCTGGAACAGCGAATCGACGCGAGCGACGCGGCAGTGAAGGCACACCTTCAACGTCAGGACGAAAAGATCGACGCCATTGTGGCTTCGGTGTCACTGATCCAGACGAACACACAGTCGATGGTCGACACATGGGAGGGCGGCGCGCGCGCCGTGCGAGCGTTGTGCCGGCTTGCCGATGCTTGGCGTTTCCTTGTCCGGCACGTCGCCGGCCCGACGATCGCGTTCGGCACGGTCGGCGTGATCGTCTTTCGCTACATGCGACACGAGCCGATCCCCGATTGGGCGAACGCGGTCGTAAAACTGCTTCTGGGATGACCATGACACCACAAACCCTTTCCACTGCGCTGCAGATCCCGCTCGCGCGCGCGACGTCCTGGGCCGACCCGCTGTCGGCCGCGATGGCGCTGTATGCGATCGACTCGCCGGCGCGGCAGGCCGCGTTTCTCGCGCAGTGCGGGCACGAGACGGGCGGTTTCCAGTGGCTCCGTGAGATCTGGGGGCCGACGGCCGCGCAGCGTGCGTACGAGCCGCCGACGGCGAAGGCGGCCGAGCTGGGCAATATGCAGGCGGGTGACGGCTTCCGGTACCGCGGTGGCGGCCTGCTGCAAATCACCGGCCGCTACAACTTCCGTGTGATGGGGCAGAAGATTGGCGTCGACCTCGAGGGCAATCCCGACCATATCGCGCAGCCCAGCGTCGCCGCCGAGGCATCCGCGCAGTTCTGGGCGGACCATGCCCTGAGCGCGTTTGCCGACGCCAGCGACTTCCTGTCGATCAGCCGCGCGATCAACCTCGGCAATCCGCGCTCGGCGGCCACGCCGAATGGGATGCCCGATCGCCTGGCGCTCTGGGATTCCTGCAAGAAGGCGCTCGGCGTGGCCTGACGCGCCAGTTTTCGGTTTTTCGAAATTTCGCAATCCCGCCCGGCCGCGCGCCGGGCTTTTTCATTTCTGGATCAGTCATGACCCGATGCAGCCATGACGTCGCGCTCGAGCAGCGCTGCGAGAAGTGCACGGCCGAGGGCCTCGCAGGCCTGCCGAAGATCGCCGGCGAGCACGCCGTGCGCGTGACCGACATCGAGATCGAGTACTACCCGGATCACCCGCCGCGCACCGAGTCGGCGACGTTCCGGCACACGAAGAAGGTCGGCCACACGGCCGGGCTGCGCTGCGCGATCAGCGGCCAGCCGGCGCCCGAGTATCACCACCTGTTCTGCGAGTGGGCAGATTCGGACGCCATCGACTGGGCGGCCGTGCGCGGCGTCGCGCTCGGCGACGTGAAGGCGCTGCCCGTGCTCGACCCGGCCACCGATCAGCCGACGAAGGAGCTGTATCCGGTCGAGGAATCGTTTCTCTGGCTTGTCTGCAAGCTCGTTGAGCTGCGCGGCTTCGACTGGCACGCGTTCGACCCGGCCAAGCCCGAGACCTTCGTCGACGCGATGACGAACATGCTGCCGCTGTCGGCGAAGTTCCATCGCTCGCCGACGCACGGCATCCATCACCGGTCGTTCCCGACCTTTGTATTCCAGGCGTTCCCGCGCAAAGCCGGGTTCGTCTTCACCCCGGACGAGCTCGTCCAAGACCAGAAGGAGTAAGCCATGCCGAAATCCATTCTGCAAACCGGTGCTGTTACGTTTACCGCGTCGTCGTTCGTCCCGCTTATCGATTGGGCGGCATCGGCGATGGGGGTGAAAATTCCGCTCGATGCCCAGCTGCAGCTCGCGGCAGGTCTGATCACGCTCGGCCACGCCATCGTCGATCGCTTTTTCCCGCAAGCCACTACTCAGCAGTAATCGCCCGCCGCGCGCAGCGGCACCACTCCCGAAGGAACTCCCATGAAGAAGCTCATGCTGCTCGCGGCAGGTATCGTCGTGCCCGCTTTTCTCGTTGCCGGCTGCCAGTCGCTCGGCACGGTTCAAAAATCGCCGGCTCAGGTCGCCGCAGTACTGTGCCCGGCAACCAACAGCGCGATCACGCAGATCACGGCGTTCAACGCGGCAATGGCGCCGACGTTGCCGGCGGCCGCGAATGCAAACGTCGTGATCGAAAAGACCGTGAAGCCGATCGTCGCCGGCGCGTGCGCGGCTGGCGGGACGATCACGTCGACCAGCGTTCAAGCGCTCATCACGCAGGGCATTCCGGCGATCGCTGGTGTGGTTGCGGCCTTGCCACTGGCGCCGACGACGCAGGCAGCGATCCAGGCAGGATTCGCCGCTGCAGAACTGGCGGTGAACCTGGTCGGCACGTACGAAAGTGCGCTTCAGGCGGCGAAGACATCGGCGGCGATCCCGGCCGCCGTGCCCGCTGATACACCCGTCACGACGTCGAAGGCGATGACGAAGTTTCAGCCCGGCGACGTGTTGACTGCGGAAGATCTCAACCGGAACTTTCAGTCGCTCAATCGGCGCCTCGAAACGCTCGAATCGCACGCGCGGCCGGTTGAGTTGACCGATAGCTTTTTCATGGTGCCGGCGGTCAATTACCCGCCGACGCCGCTCGCAGGCGCGCCGCTGCAATGACGCCGCGCGACTACGCGCTGCTCGCGCAGGAGGCGTATTTCGCGAAGCCGGACATCGGCAAAGCGGACAGCGCCTCTCGCGCGATCGTGCGGCAGACGGCCGACGGCCTCGTGGTCGCCTTTCCGGGCACGGACAATCTCGACTGTGTGGCAGCGGATCTGGACGCGCACCCGATCGACGTGATTGGCATCGGCCAGGTGCATCACGGATTCTGGAAGGCGTGGGGCGCGATCGCCGTCGACGTTCTCGCCGCGATTGACGGCTGGCCGGTGACGCTCGTCGGACATTCTCTCGGTGCAGCGATCGCTATCATGGGTGCCGCAGCGATGGTGATCAGCGGGAAGGCGCCGGCGGCCGTTTACGGCTTCGAGCCGCCGCGGGTGAGTACGAACGGAAGTGTCGCTGCGGTGCTCGCGAAGGTGCCGGTGCACCTGTACAAGAACGGGAACGACATCGTACCGGATTTGCCTCTGGACTGGCGGCATGCTGGAGCGATTGAGCCGATCGGCCGGCCGTCGCTTCCATTCCCGAACGTGATGGATCATGCGATCGCCCGGGTGATTGCCGCGCTGTCCGAGGCGCGCTTGGTGGTCTAGACCGTTGTTTTCGTGATGGGCGTCACGATGATCGCGCCAGAGGTTCAGCGACTGGTGGAAAAGAGAGGTGCAGTTGGCGGCGCTGGTGCGTCGGCATCCTCCTCAATGGGTAATAGGGAGGATGCCGCCCGGTTTAAAAGGAGTAGTAGTACTCTCCGTTTCCGGCGCGCTGCAAATTCCCGCCGCAGTCGTGACGACGCGGATCCAGATAATGAGCGATCATCGAGGGGCGCGGAATTCCCGGCTCAATCGGAGGCAACCCGCGGTGCAGCAGGCCGCCGTGCCAGAACAACACATCGCCCGGGCGCGCCATAAATACCTTGCGCGGTGCATTCATCTCGCGAATGCGGCGCGAGCATGCCGGATTTACGTACTTTTCTGCGTAGTGCGCCCAGAACTCGTATTTGCCTTCCGGGTTGTCAACCACCTCCGATTTCAGGTGGCGCGTCACGAGCCACTTTCTCATCCACGGCCACTTATGCGAGCCCGGCACGAATTCGAAAGGCCCCATTTCTTCAGTAATGTTGCCCAGCGAGATCCATGCAGCTACGCCCGACGCCATCACGGTACGCGAGTACATGTAGTCGTCTTGGTGCCAGCCACGATCAGTACTCGTAAAGCCGGACAAATTGAAGTGAACCGCGATTGGGTATCCGATGACTTTCTGAATTCTCTCCATCATCGGTTTATGGAGTACGAGATCGCGTACTGCTGCGCTGTCAGTGAACGGATGATTGTTCGGCCAGCCGCCGTTGCCTAGCTTGCGGGCCTCGCGTGCTTGCATGTAGCGTTCCAGTACTTCCGTGTCAATGGCGTTTCTGAAAATGATATAGCCGTTGTCACGCCAAAATTTTTGGTCCGCCGTCAACGTATCCTCTTTCACATTGCTGCGATCCATCGGTGAAAGAAACTCGTCGTATACGGGGTTGCCGTAAATCTGCGTTGACATTTCATCGTAAGATGGCGAAATGTCGTAGTTGTACGCATCTTGATGCGACAATCTAACGATATAATTCCCTACTCGCTCATCCATCCCCGGTGGTGACGGTAAATCAATATCACGCCCTTCGCCAATCAATTGTTCGAGTTGTCGATTAACGTCGTTCACAGCTAATTCCTTTTTTAGATTTTTCACGGATGATTATGTGTGGAGCATAATCACCAGCCCACTGAATACGCATAATGCATGGTCGTAACTATGCGTCTTTCTACGCCGTATCGGGCATCTCTCGCAGGCGTGCGCGAGAGTGCCGGCAAACTATTCTATAGTAGTTCGGACAGGAAGGCAGCCAATTGAAGGCGCTAAGCGCCAGCGTGTCATGCTCGATTCCGTCTGCCTATCTGGCAGTCTTTATTGCCGTAGGTAAGATCGAATGGCGGCGGGGGATTACCAGATTATTGTGACGGAGGCTCTTATGGATAAACCCGAGATCGACTGGAAAGTGGCCCCGAAGACCGCTCGCTGGTGGGCCATGGATGCCGATGGACGTGCGCACTGGTATTGCATGCCGGACATCAAGCCGTTCACGAACTTTTGGGGCGTCGATATGGTTGAGGCCCCGGCGTTCGAATTCGGCGGGGATTGGCGGATGAGCTTGGTCGAGCGGCCAACGTGACCGCCGGCGGTGCCGGGAGCGGTAGGGGCTAGTTGATCAGCTCGAGGTAGAACCCGCGCGCCGTCAGGTCTATCGTGACGTCGCTGAACGAGTCGAAAATGTCGTATCCGCATTCGACATACGTGGTCGTGGAATCGAAATTGAGATCCTCGATGTTTCGCTTCCAGGTGAGCGGCAAGTCGGTCGAGTGCCCCGGATCGAAGTGCGTGACGATCAGGTACGGAGGGCGGACGCCGCGAGGCGGATGCTGCGTGCGTAGCACGAGTTCGACGTTCACGACGACATGGTGTGCCGGGATGCGGTCCGCGTACCGCAGCAGGTACGCCCGCAGCGAATGGCCGTCCTTCCGGTCCTGCGCCGAGGCGAAGCCGAACCAGTCGTCGTCAGAATCGCTGAATTCTTCCTGAATCGTGCGCATGTCGGTCTCCAGTGCGACGAGCGTCCAGAATGCCACATGTGCGTTATTCGTTCATCCGCGCTCGCCGCAGCTCTTCGCGAAGCATGTGGTACAGCTTTCGAAACGGCCCAAACGGGCCGTCCAGATCGCCGCGGTCTGACGTCGCGCGTTCAGTCGATTTCCACCAGTCCATGACCTTTTCGAGAGATTTCCGCAGCGCTACGATCTCGAGGATCAGGCGTCGGACCTCAGGATCGCGGTTGGTGCGCCAGAGCTCGCGCAGTTCCGATTCGGTGGGGGCAATGAAGTCCGGCATCGGAACGATGCGGCTGCATGGGTCCCTGAGTGGGACCAAATTTCGATCGACTTTCGTTTCCTCCAGCGCGCGGACGTCCGATTCGTCGGGGAATTGCCCGGTCAGTGACTGAAATTCAGCTCGCGTGACAGGGAGGCGCGTGTGCCGGCGTTCTCCGGATTCGACGTCCGTGTACTCCCAGATGTAGGCCCAGCGCGGTTTCAT